TTTATATAAAAAAGCTACTAAAATTCAAGCAGTTTTTAGAGGACGCAAAACGCGACGAAAATTGCAAGTCTTACAACAAGCAAAAATAAAAGATGAAGCTGAACGTCTCTTTGGCAAAGTTAATAAATCAAAGGCAAAACAAGCTATTATAGACATGGGGCGCGATGTAGATAAAGAAAGAATTGAATATATGATTGGTGAATTGTTTATTGAATTAAAATATGAAGATCCCGAAAAATACGCATGGTGGATAGAAAAAGCAAAACAAAACTTATTAAAACCAGGTAAAACTAATGCTTATAAAAAAGAAAATGAAACATCAAAGCAAAAAGTAAATTATAAACGATGCCCTAATGGCACACGAAGAAATAAAATAACTGGACTATGTGAAAAAACCAACTAAGCATAAATAAATAAAACTATAATATAGAAAAATATAATATTTTACTATATTATAAATGCCATCACCACAATCATTAAGTAATAAAAGTAAAAAAAATAAAAAAGCTACTAAAATTCAGTCAATTTTTAGAGGACGCAAAATTCGACGAAAATTACAAAAAGCTAAAATAGAAACTGAAGCAAAACGTCTCTTTGGTAAAGTTAATAAATCAAAGGCAAAACAAGCTCTTATAGACATGGCACGCAACACAGACAAAGAAAGTATTGAATATATGACTTGTGAATTGTTTAATGATCTAGAGAAAGATGATCCCGAAAAATACGCATGGTGGATAGAAAAAGCAAAACAAAACTTATTAAAACCAAATAAAACTAATGCTTATAAAAAAGAAAATGAAACATCAAAGCAAAAAGTAAATTATAAACGATGCCCTAACGGCACACGAAGAAATAAAATAACTGGACTATGCGAAAAAACCAACTAATAAATGTAATGTTTATGAATAAAATATTATGTATTATTATGTATAGTAATAGTATAATACATAATAGCGTAAAAAAACACAAATATACTTTTATAATGCTACATCCTATGTTCTCGGATTCTACATATTTTAATGATTATATTGAGTATTTTAAAAATAATTGTGCAATTGCTAATAATATTAAATTTATTTTGCCAGAGTCTCCAGTTATGGACATAGATTATCCAAATAATAAACAATATAATGTTAAATCATGGTATAATTATTATACTTGTTATAATAATTTGAGTAAATTGGATAAAATAAATAACAAAGAATATAATTTACAAACACAAAGAATTGTGTCTATTATAAATAATGAAGCATCCATTTTAAAAAGTTATAAAAATATATTTATACTAGGTGTTTCACAAGGAGGGACATTATTATTTAATATATTAAAGTTTTTACCAGAACCATTAGGAGGATTATTTTGTATTAAATCACTTTATATGTATAAGTATATAAATTTAAAAACCAATAATGCAACTCCTATGTTCTTTTTTAGTGGAAATAAAGATGATGTCTATAATTTAACATTTCAAATAAAATGTTCAAAATTACTAGAACCTAATTATAATATTAGTTGGACTATTATTGATGGTTTAGATCATTATAATAAAATTGAAGATGAATATATATTTGTATTAAAATATTTCTTACTAAATATATAATGTTATTATTTAATTAATAGGTATTATTTAATTAATAGGTATTATTGAATTATTATTATTTAAGTATTATTATTATTTGTATTATTATTTGTATTATTTGTGTTTTCTATTTCATTAATAAAATTATATGTATTATTTGTAAAATTTTTTAAATTTTTAGATAAATTTTTCAATTTATTAATAATTAAAGTAATTCGAGCTACTATAATTGAATCTTTAATATATGTTATTTTTAATTTTTCTAATCCAATTAATGCACTATCTAATGCTTCTCTTAATATTTCTCCTTCTTCATCGTGTTGTCCGGAAATTATAAAATCGACTGTTTTTTCTATATTATTAGTTAGTTGTTCCACATAAACTATACTAGTTTCTCTATTATAATTATTATACCAGCGAGTTATTGAACTTGTGTAACCAAAAGTATCAACACATAATTTAGTCGAACCAGGTAAAGTTAGCACTCCTAATTTATCATTATCGACTAATTGTTTAATAACTTCTAAATCCAATAATATATGATTAATATCCATATATTATTATAAATTATAAAATTTAATATTTATAAATTTATAAAATTTATTATTCTAAAATTTATAAATATTAATTAGATTAGTTTTATTGTCAATATTAACTATATATTATATTAATTTTTATTGTTAATAAAAGTAGTATTGTTATTTCCTTTATATTTTAAAATATCTATAATTTTTGATGAAGTAGGAAATTCTTCATCTCCATATATGTCTTGCAATAATAACCATTCAAATAAACCGCCTATATATACATACAAATTTGCAAAACCCAATTTATATAATTGATTATATTTAATTATTACTCTATTATCCGTACAATTTTCTCCATATATTACAATTTTAACAACTTTATTATTTTTTAAACAATTATTTAGTATCTCTTCTTCTTTTGAAGCATGAATAGAATTCTTTATTAGACAGTCTTGTTTACTATAATCTAGTGTATTAATTAATAATATTTTTTCATTTCCAAAATTTATACATTTTTGAATATATTCAAAATTAACTTTATTAATGCTACTATTATTGCCCATAACTAATATAAATTATTTCTTTATATTATAAAATATAACGAAATCTTATTATTATATATAATAATAAGATATATATTATAATATATTTAATTAAATTCTACAGTTGTAATTATAAATTCTTTTTTTATTGATTTTGATGCATTACTTGAAAGTTCTTCGCGTTTTTTTCGAGTTTTATTGTTACTATTGCTATTGCTATTGCTATTGCTATTGCTATTGCTATTGCTATTGCTATTGCTATTAGAATTATTAGAATTATTAGAATTATTAGAATTATTAGATGAATAAGAATCACTACTTTCCAATGATGTTGTTGATGTATTTGAGTTTAATGACGAATTTTTTACTTTTGCCGAAGTATTTCTTAAATTCATATCATTTTCAATAATTTTATAATTTGCTTCAATATAATTTAGTATTTTATTTTCAATACACCATTTAAAAAAGTTTAATTGTCCTAATGTTGTTTGAATACAAGTTTCATTTTTATATGGAACATTTATTCTCTCCCATCTGCAAAATGGATCGAATTTTTTTTTACTATATGCTTTTAATTTTAATTTATAATCATTATATACTTTAACTCTTTCATTTTTAATATTATCTAATTCGTATACAACATAATTTTTTTTTGAATAATTTGTAACAAACCAATCAACAATTCTAAGTGATATTTTTGATGTTCCATTTATAATAGTTATCATTTTATCAAAATTATTATCAGTATTATAAAATTGTAATAATTTATCTAGTAATAACTCGCTTTGTGTATCAAAATTTGAAGACATATAAATATTATTTATTTAATTATTACTAATTATTACTATTTAAATTATAATTTAACTTATATTATAAAATATAATGATGGAAACCACTAAAACTAATATTGTATCAATAAAAAATATTAGTATTAGTAATAAAAATTATGATCAACTTATTGAACTATATAACTATTTTGGAGAAAATAAAGATTTAAATTATGAAAAATGTAACAATATTCTACAAAACATATTACAAAATAATAATCACAATATTTTTATATATTTAGATAATTCTGATAATATTTTAGGTGCTATAACAGTGCTAACAGAACAAAAATTTATTCATAATAGTAAATGTGTTGCTCATATTGAAGATTTTGTTGTTAAAAAAGAGTATCGTTCACAAAATATAGGTAAAGATCTTATGAACTATGTTATAAATTATGCTAAACAAAATAATTGTTATAAAATAATATTAGATACTAATAATAAATTAGTAAATTATTATAGTAACTATGGTTTTATAAATAAAGGAATATATATGGGATATTATTTTTAAAATAAATATAAAAACTATATATTATATAATTTATAAGATATATAATATATTATAAAATGAATACTAAAGAATATAAAGTATATATTGATGAATTAACAGAAAAAGTTGTTAAAAATAATATTTCAAATATTATTTATAATAATGATACACAAAAATTTATTATTTATTTAAAAAATTTTGAATTCATAAATGATTTAAATGATGATGATAAATATAATTTAAAATATAATTTAAAATACAATTTAAAAAATTATATTACTAAGTATTACAATTTTCAAGGTAAATTATAAAAAGTTATTATTTATTTAGGCAATTTTGTTAATACTTTTAATAATACATAAACCATTGATGAAAACATTATACTATTAAATATAAAACCATACAAATTTGGATTGCCATCATCTTTAAATAAATACGGAAACATATTTTTACTATGTTTTTTTACTGCTGGTAATTGAAATAAAAAATATAATAATGCTATTACTATTGGCAATTGCATTTCGTAAAATAAAGTATCATATAAATTTGCTATATTCATTTTTTTATTATTTTCTTCTATTATTTGTTGTGGTGTTTCATAGTTTTTAATATAATTTTGTTGAACTTGTGGAGGCGGTATATAATTTGGTTGTATTTGAGTATCATTTGCTACTTTTATGGGGTCAATTGGTATATCGCGAGAAGGCAAAGCAGTCGTTCCATTTGCTGCTGCTTTTTGTATTTGACTGATTAATTCGTTATAGTTTGGTGCTTGTTGTTGAGCATTATTTCCCATAATTCCTGAATTATTTTGATTTTGTAATATAGGGTTTTGTGTTGAATATCCACCACTCGGTATTAAATTATCCATTCCAGGCATTTGATTATTTGATTGCATTATTATTTCGTTTTTATTTAAAACTATGTTTTGTGGTTGTTGTTGCATCATATATTCTTGGTGAACATTATTATTTTGCATATTAGAACGAGGAAGTTCATTTATTGATGTTATTCCAGAAGAAGACATTAAATAATATAGTTTCCTAAATATTTAATATATTAAAAACGCAATATATAGTATTATTATGTAATAGTAGTATATATTTATTAGCTATTTAATCTACTTCTTCCATTTGTGAATTTTCTTTTGTATCTTCATCTTCTTTGTCTTCTTCGTCTTCTTTGTCTTCTTTGTCTTCTTTGTCTTCTTCGTCTTCTTTGTCTTCTTTATCTTCTTTATCTTCTTTGTCTTCTTTGTCTTCATCTAAAGAAAGACCTAATTTAATCATATTATTAATACGATTTACAAATGTTGCTGGTTCTTCAATATTAAAACCACTAGCAATAAGAGAAGACTCAAAAATTAGATTAACAAGGTCTGTTAATGTTCTGCTATTTTCATCCGTTGTATAACGCTCTTTAAGAGTTTTAATAATAATATGATGTGGATTAATTTCCATTGTTTTCTTAGACATCATATATGAACTCATATTAGAATCATGAAGAGCCTGTGCTTTCATAATTCTTTCCATATTTGCCGACCAACCAAACTCACCTGTTACTAATACACATGGAGAATCAACAACACGCTCACTTAATACAACTTTTTCAACTTTGTCTCCTAAAATAATTTTAATTTTAGTAGTTAGCGGTTTGAAGTCTTCTACATATTGTTCCCAGTTCTTTTTATCTTCTTCGCTTTCGTCAAATTTTAATCCTTCTTTTGTAACACAAATTAAAGATTTACCATCAAATTCTCTTAATTGTTGTACACAATATTCATCAATCGGATCAGTCATAAATAATACTTCATAATTTCGTTTTTTGCATCTTTCAATAAATGGAGAATTTTCTACGGATTTTTGCGATTCTCCAGTAATATAATAAATATGCTTTTGTGATTCTGGCATATTATTTACATAGTTTTTAAATGAAACCATTTTTTTTCTGGATTTTGAACTGTAAAACATTAATAAATCAGCTAGTTTTTCACGATTAGCACTATCTTCATGAATACCAAGTTTAATATTTTTACTAAATTGCTCATAAAATTTCATAAAATCTTCTTCATTTTCCTTAATTTCAGCAAATAGTTCTAAACATTTTTTAACAATATTTTTCCTAATCACTTTAAGAATTTTATTTTGCTGTAACATTTCGCGTGAAATATTAAGAGGTAAATCTTCAGAATCTACCACTCCTTTTACAAATCCAAGCCAATCGGGGACTAATTCTTCACAATTATCTGTAATAAATACACGACGTACATATAATTTAATATTTTTTTCTTTCTTTGATTTAGATTCAAATAGATCCACTGGTGCACGTTTTGGAATAAATAAAACAGAAGTAAATTCTAATTGACCCTCTACTGAAAAATGTTTTACTGCCAGATGTTCCTCCCAATCATTACTCAATGATTTATAAAACGAACCATATTCTTCACTTGTAATTTCTTCTGGTTTTCTAGACCAGATAGGTTTTTGTTTATTTAATAATTCAAATTCTTTAACTACTTGAGTAACCATTTTTTTAGTTTTGCTTTTTTCTTCTTCTACTTCTTCTACTTCCTCAATAGTAGGTTCATCTTCTTTTTCTTCTTTTTCTTCCTTTTCTTCCTCTTCTTCTTTCTCTTCTTCTTCCTCTTCCTCTTCTTTTGATACAGTTTTTTCTACACAAAGACTAATTGGATAATTAATAAATTCAGAATGTTTCTTAATTAAATCTTTAATACGTTGCTCCTCTAAATATTCAAACTGATCTTCTTTTAAATAACAAGTAATCTTTGTTCCACGTCCAATATTCTCTCCTGTGTCATCTTTTTTTACTGTAAATGAACCACCGGCATTAGATTCCCAGACATACTGCTCATCATCGTTATTTTTAGATGTAACAACAACTTTTTCAGCAACTAAATACGCAGAATAAAACCCAACTCCAAACTGCCCAATCATATTAATATCTCCCTGTGTTTTCATTGCCTCCATAAATCCTTTTGTTCCTGATTGAGCAATTGTTCCAAGATTTGTAATCATGTCTGTTTTAGTCATACCAATTCCCGTGTCTAAAATTGTTAATGTTTTATTTAGTTTATCTGGAATAATTTGAATAGTTAGGTCACTACATGTGTCTAAAACACTTTTATCTTTAAGAGAATGATGCCTAATTTTATCTAAAGCATCCGATGAATTAGAAATTAATTCACGAAGAAAAATGTCTTTATTAGAATAAAATGTATTAATAATAAGTGACATTAACTGATTAATTTCAGCCTGAAAAGCAAATGTTTCTACTTGTGTGTCCATTATATATATTAATTATATACATAATGGTTTTAAATAGTTTAAATAATATATTTATTTTTAACATATTATTTATTTTTAGCATATTATTTATTTTTAACATATTATTTATTTTTAACATATTATTCGTCTTCTTTACGTTCTTTAAAGTAATTTAAAATTTCATCCTTGAATTCTTGAGAAAAAGTGCTTCTTGGAATTATTATTCCGCTGGAATCGTATGTTATATGTGTAACAGGACTATAATTATATTTCATTAAAATTTTCCATCGTTCTGTATATTTGCGATTTATTTTAGAACCATGATAATAATGTCGTATAATTCCAGGAGTATATCCTAATCTTAATTTAGATGCTATTTTTTGATATTCTAACATACTATTATTATAATCTTTATTGTAGTTAGCATTATTTATTGAATCACATTTATTAATTAAAGACATAGCAATAATACTATCGCCTGACCCCAAAATTCCTTTATCATATAGTCCATTCATTTTTTCATATGCTTTTCTTGTTATTGCCCACGCATAACCTGGATGCCAATAATCAGTTCCTTTTGTTGTATATTTTTTTTGTTTTTCAAAACAATAACCAAAACTATTAAATAGATTTAAATTATTTTTTTCTGGATCCATGTCGATACAATGACTAAATAGTTGAACTATATCTTTATATCCATTTAATATTTTTAAGGTATCTAGTGCCCACGATGAACTGTCGAATTCTATATCAGCATCTATCCAAGCAAATGCTTTATAATCTTTAGGTAATAAATATTTAACGCCTAAATTTATCATATTTTCTTTATGCCATAACGGTACTTGTGTTTTTAATTGTAAATGATGTTTATTATTTTTATTAGTAATTATAAATTTTTGGTCTCCATATGCAAGTTCTACAATAAATAGATTTACATTTTCTTCCTCTTCTTCTATTCTCTTAACAAATTCTTTTAATAATATATATCTTTTTGCATATAGGCAAGGATTTGATATAACTATGATTACATTTAATTTTTCTTCTATTGGGTTGTTATTAGCGATTGCTGTTTTTGTAGAATTTATTGTATATTCAATATTATCAATTTCTATATTATTAATAATTGTCATTATATAAATAATTGAAATAAATTTTTAATATTTTTTTTGTATAATATATTATAGAAAATAATGTAAAAATTTTATATCTATTTAAATTTTTTTCATTTAAATAATTTTTCTCTAATAATACTATATGAATAATCTTGAATTATTAGAAGTTTATAATTTTGATAATAAAGTAAGATGTGGTGTAAATTGTGACGGTGGATACGTATTTGCTGAACTAGATGGCAAATATGATTGTTATATTTCTGCTGGAATATCTGATGAAGAAAGTTTTTCACGAGATTTTATTAACAAATATAATATTAATAAAAATGATAGTTATGGATTTGATGGAACTATTAATGATTACCCTTATCACTATACACAAAATATACAATTCTTTAAAAAAAATATTAATTGTTTTAATGATGATAATAATAGTAATTTATCTGACCTGATAGACAAGTATTATAATATTTTTTTAAAGATAGATATAGAAGGTGGTGAATATCCATTTTTATTGCAAATAGATGAAACTAAATTAAGTAAATTTAAACAGATTGTAATAGAATTTCATGGTATTACAGATGATGGTTGGAATTGCAATTATAACGATAAAGTAAAATGTTTAGCAAAATTATCTAGGACACATTATATAGTGCATGCTCATGGAAATAATCATTCTCATGTAGTTAATGGTATTCCAGATGTAATTGAATTAACTTATGTTAATAAAAATTATTTTAATTTGATTCCAGAATTTAATAGGCAATCTTTTCCAATTATTGATTTAGATTTTCCAAATTGTAATAAAGTTGATATTAGTTTAAATGATTATCCATTCGTAAAAAAATAGATTTTATAAAAAAGATTAATTTATTGTATTTAATAAATTTACATAAAATTTGTTGCATATTCTAATGTTTTACTTTTTGAACCGCAAGGTATATTTTCCTCTACTAATGTATAACATTTTGTTTTTTCTGTGTCACTAGCAAATATTTTATCTCGCAGTGCATTATGATGAGGACCAATAAATTTATAACAATCTCTTGAATTACATATTTGTCTAAAGATTGTTGATAAACCTAGACCTAACAATACAGATAATATAATTTTTCCTATATTTGTATGTAATAAATTCTTTATTATATTGTTAATCATAGTATCTTATTATATATAATTATATATAATAATATATAATAAGTAATTTCACTCTTGTTTAATTATGCGGGTAAGAGTTTTATTTTATTTTTATCACTAGGACACTTTACATCTTTTATTTTATAACCATAACAATTCTCAGCTTCATCTTTATATTCTATCTTATCTATATTATAGGGTGTTGGATTTACTTCTACTTTTCTATTATAGTCAAAAAAATAAATATATATTAAACCTAGTAAGAATGTTATTAAAAATATACTAACATTTATATATTTTGTTGCATTACTAAATTTATGTTGTATATTTGTAAAAAATTTGCTCATCTAAGTTATACTTAATATAACATAATACTATTTATTATATAATAAATATTTCACGATTTAATTTCACGATTTAATTCTATTATCAAATCTTCTAAATTATAACTATTTTGGAAAAATAGAAATTGGTCATGCTCATTTTTTTCTATATAAGATGATTTGTATTTTAATTGAATTAATTCGTTGCCTAATACTGATAGTTTATTATTATGTATTTCTACAGCACTTTTTAAATAACTTATTTCTCCTGATGATTTGAATAATTCTAAAGCATCGCTATATTGTTTTTTATTAATTTCAAAATCTTTTATTTTTTCTTGTATTAATTGTTTTAATTCTTCGTTATTTGTTATTGAATTATGTAAATTGACTAAATTATTATAACTTTCTTGAGTATTATTTAATTGATGTTTTAAAGTTTCAAATAATTCAATTGCTTTTTCTTCTTCAATATAATTAAAAAGGAAATCTAATTTTGTAGTTATTATATTTTTTTTATATTTTTCTAAATTCTCACGAGTTGTTAATAATTTTTCAGGAATTTGAGCAAATTTCTTTCGTTCTACTGCTATATCTATTTTACACGGAGTAAAAGTATTACCGCAAGTTACCCGCAATAATTCAGGCGTTTCCGTGAAAATAGTTCCTCCATCTTGTTTACAATTTATACATTTCGGTTTATATTTTGCTATTATTTGTTTTTTTTGGTCATAATTTTTACCATAATCTCCAGACAATTCAGATATTTTTTTTTGTTTTAATGACATATATTTATTTTTTAATTTATAATATTCTTCTAATTCTTCATAATAATTAGTTAATGGAATTGATGTCATTAATAAACTTATATTTTAATAATATATTTAAATTTAAAAAGTATAAATTTAAATTCATATTACATTTAAGAGAAATATATTGTTTTATGTAATAAATTTGCTTCAACATGATTACTGTAATCTGGTAAATTTGTTATCATATTGTTTCTTATTTTTTGTTGATTATCAATATTTTGACGATTATAATATATTAATTTAGACATAATATAGTCTTTGTCTTTCATACTTTTTTCATAATATTCTGTACTTGATTTATTACCTTTATGACGCATATATAGTATTGATGTTAAGACTACTATAAATAATAATAACATAGAAGCATTATAAAAAGTATTGTAATTATTTTGTTTATAATTATGACATCCTTTTAATACTTCCTTGAAAAAATATTTAACTCCATTATCTACTAATTTTGGTTTTTCAGACATAGTTTTTTCATTTGTTGAACTATTTAATTTAAAATTAGTATAATCTAAAATATTAAAATTCATTATAATAATAATATAAGTCGTGTTTTATAATTTTCATATTTTACTAAATTTAATTCTATATCTATAATTTAATACAATTTTAATATTAAAATAAATTATATTTATAATTATATGGCGGTATCTGACCTACCTAATCCAAGTAGTACAATAATTTATTTTATGCTTATAACACTATGCTATGCATTTTTTACTATATTTAATATTTTTCAAACACAAAATAAAGACAAACTAGTAGCTACTATGGATAATAATATTATTAATTCTGTATATATATTATTATTAGTAGTTGGTTCTTATTTTATCAATGCCACTATTTCAAAAGCAATGTGTAGCCAATCTATTCAATGGAGTTATGTTTTAATGATTACTTTATTACCTTGGATAATTATATTTGTTTCATTATACTTTATATTAAAATTATTTCCTGGATGGATAACTCCATTTTCTAATACTATTGGTTATTTTGTTATTGGACTTTTAGGAGTTGATAAAACTTATGATAGCATATTTAAAACAGGTGCAGAGGCTAATGGAAATCCTGAACTTGTTAGAGCAATTGCTAATATGAATAGTAATAGAACAAAATTTGTTAACCAAATAAGCACTGTTGAAGACGATTTTGATAAATTTTTTGTGAATATGAAAGATGCTCTTAAAGAAGGTCACGCAGAGCACTTACTTAAATTATATCAATTATTGATAATTAAACAAGTTATAGGTAAAATAGTATGGTATGTATTAGCTGGAATCTTAATTAGTTCTATTAGTTATAATTTAGTAATAAGCATGGCTTGCGAAAAATCATTAGAAGAAATTAAAAGTGATTTTGAAACTGCTAGAGAAAGAGTAGAGCAATCTAACAGTGTATAATTATTTATTTAAAATACAAATCTTTTAAAATTTATATAGCATAATATTGTTAAATACGAAATTATTGCTAATATAATTACTGCTAACCATAAAGGTAATATTGTTTTATTTTTATAACCTATACCAAATTCGCGTGGTTTTCCATTTTTATCAAACATTATATTTGGTTTAGTTACCATTATTATGGCAAATAATAGTAAAAATACAATTATAGATACTAAATTTATATTTGTTACAACAAACTGTCTTAACATATTTAATATTATATTATATTTATAATATTAAATATTGCTTTATTGTTATAATTTTTTGTGTTTAAATTATTTTAACAATATTATTGGAGAGAAAGTGTAATATTTAACATTATTCCTAAACATATTTCACAAGTAATACTTTATGAAATTGTTTTTATAGATGTGCTTTAGTTTCTTCTTTTAGCACGTCGTGATTTTCGTTTTCTACCTTGTGCTAATGCGTCTCCTTGTGCGTATCCTTGTGCGTCTCCTTGTGTTCGTGTTTGTCTTCTTACAAACCCATGTTGTCTATATGGTAATAATGGAACCGTTATACGAGCATGTAATGGAACATTCATTGTTCCTATAATTGAATCACATACTTCTATTAACTCTGCAATTTCTTCTTCATTTGATGGCGGAAAATGATTACTTAATAAATTTCTTAATAAGTTTATTTGTTCATAAAGATTGGGTAAACGTAAGACACCTGCTACAGTTCTATCAGGTATTGTTCTTAATATATCATCTTTTATAGCACTTACTGTAGTTGGATCTGGATTTGTTCTTCTTAAAACAATTATAAATCTTATTAAATTATTATAAAAATTAGGAACACGTGTTTCAAACTCATTTTCAAAATCTTTTTTACTTACCATAGTTCGTCTACTTTTCTGGATTCTGGATGCTGCATAATCTCTTAATATCATATTTGTTACATCTCGTTGTGTTCCATTAAACATACTGGCCATGTGAACTTTTCTTTCTAAAAATCTATTTCCTGCTTTGTTATTTCTTTTTACTGTTTTACGAAATGTTTTACGCATTTTATATTATAAATATAAAATATAAAAATATATAATCTATCAAAAAATATATAAAAATATATAAAAATATAATAAAGTTTTAAATCGTAGCATAATGTTTTAAATCATAGCATAATGTTTTAATGTTGAACTAATAACATTAAATACATTTTCTACATTTACACTATTTCCTAATTGTTTATAACTTTTTTTATCATCAATTGCTAATTTAAAGTCTTCTGGAAATGATTGAAGTCGTGCACATTCGCGAGGTGTTATATAGCGTTTTTCTTTTCCATAAATAGGAATTTGCGATATTGCTACTAATGTTGGAAAATACTTACATTTTTTTACTCTTATTCCAGACTGACGAATTTGAATTAAATGATTAAAGATGCTATCATTTTTTGTAACAGGTCCTGCTTGCCATTCTAATTTTCCAAAAATTTCACGTTGTTTTAATAATGCTTTATGTTTTGTATACCAAGTATCTAAAATACCATAATATTTTTGTACTAATGGGCGATTTTTCTTAATATAGTCACGTTTCCATGCTGGAAATAAATTTAACTCTTCTTCACTATAATTAATAAAAGCATCATTAATCATTAGTGTAGGAGTGAGTTTTTCCCCTACTTCCATTTGTTTAATAATTTCATCCCACGCTTCTAATGTTTCTAAAATACTAGAATTAATATAATATTTTGAAGGCACATTGTTGCTGTTTATAAACTTATTAAAATCAATAGTTTTTGGATCAATAGTAGGATTTAAAACAATAGTAGGGTTTAACACAATATTAGGATTTTGAATAATTGATGCTTGAAATGTTTTAAGTACACATACAAAATAAACACGCTCTCTTTGTTGAGGAATTCCATAATTATGTGGCGATAATTGGAAAAGTGTTAAATTATAACCAATCAAATCTATTTTTTCTTTAATATAGTTAATTACTTCGCCATCACTTACTTTTAATATATGCTTTACATTTTCTAAAAACATAAACTTTGGTTTTTTTTCTTTGGCAATTCTAATTATTTCATCAAATAATAAACCTCGTGAATCTTTAAAACATTTTTTATTACCACCATTGCTAAACGCTTGACAAGGAAATCCCGCAGTTAATATATCAAAATCAGGAAGTTCAGTTGGGTTAATTTTTTTTACGTCTTCTACGGGTTTTATTCCATAATTGTCCAAATATACTTCACCACAATCTTTATCAATATCACATGCTAAAATACATTTTACGCCTAATTTTTTTAATGCTTGATGAAATCCACCTATTCCACAAAATAAATCAATAAAAGTTAGTGGTTCTTTTAATGAAATGGATTCCATTTATAATATTTTATAAATTATTATTAAACTATTTAGTAATAATAATTTTATTATTATATTATTATATTATTTTATTATTATTATTTTATTTTATTATTATTATTTTATTATTATTATTTTATTATTTTAATCATAATCTTCGGTTGGTCCATTTGCGTAATCACCATCGCCATCATAATCAAAATCATCATCGTCTGGAATGTTATCCATACTATATTCTTCAGCATCTATTGCTTCATCGTTGAATGTTTGTTCATCCATTGCTAGATCATATAACTCTTTATTCATTGCTGTAACATTATTATTTTGCTGTAATTTTTTCTCTTTTATTGCTTGTTTTTCTAGTGCTTCACGCTCCTCATCATAATTTTCTTTAACATATTGGGTTATACCTTTTTGCATTCCTTTATTCCATTTTTCTAATTTATTATTTTTTAAAATATTTTCAATTTCGCGTTCTTCATCAGAGAGATTTTTAAGGAAATCTGTAATTAAATCTTTTTCTTTTTCTTTTGCCATATTAATTTTGTCTTTAATTTTTTTATATCCATTATTAATTAAAGCATAATGATTATTCATTATGCTGGAATATTCTAGTATATAGTTTACGCTATTTTTCATAAATTCATCTTTTACATAATCATTTATTTGTAAATTTTGTAGTTCTAATATGAACTCTGTGTCTTCGTTAATAGTTAGTAGTTCATTGTATAAAGTATAAAATATATAATTGTAAAACAATACTACTACTTTCTCATCAAATATACTATTAATTTTTACTGTTTTAGACGAAGAATAATCACTCACCAAAAATTTATTATATAAAAATACAGGCATTAATTCTATTAATATTTTACATTTTTTAGAAATTATTTTAAGTGCCAATAATAATTCAGGTCGTGCATTGAAATTATTAATATTATTATAATATTTTTGCATTATGTTATAAATATCTTTATTATGAATATCCGATAATTTCCAATGTTTTGGAATTGCTCCATAGTTTACATTTTTATTTAAAATGATTGATGGAAAAATATATAAAAAATTCATAATATAATTTTGATAAAATTTAATGTTATCTACGTCAACAGTTATTTCTAAATTTTGAGTAAATTTAGCAAAATCACTTTTACTAATATTAGACTGTTTACTTATTGTTTGTAATATATTTTGCTTTAATGATGCTAGCGATTTTCCCAAGTAATTTTTGAAATTACGAAGCTCTAAATTTTCACTACTTACAATAGAAAAATCATCTAATAAACTTTCCAATTTATTTATAAGCTCATCATCTAATCTATAATAACTATTTTGCATATATGCTTCTATTAATACTCGCATTAGTTCAATATTATTTATAATAGGATAGTTTGTTGCTATATGTATTATATTTTTCTTACTTATAATATGTATTAATTCTACAAAGGAGGCAAAATTATAAACTTTGCCTTCACTTTTGAGAGAATCTATTATTTCTTTTAATTGCTTATTAGTATTAAACTCTAGCGGTTTATCTAAGCATAATCCTTTTAATTCTTCGTCTATTGGTAATAAATTAGCAAAATTACAAAAATATATAAATGCTTTATAAACTAACTCTTCGCTGAAACTTTGCGTTTGTGAATTTGCTTTTTGCTTAGTATTTTCTTGATTATATAACTGAGGAGCATAAGTTAATACATCAATACTATTTAATATATTATTATAAAAGTTAACTGTTTTATTATCTGTTAATATTGAATTATCTTCACTTATAAAATAAGCAATAGTATTTTTGCTTGAATTACAGCAAGCATTTTCTAAAAATGGATTATCATTTGAATTTTTTAATAGCGGAGTATTTTTTTTGACAACATTTTGAATTTTTTCTATAATATAGTAACTAGAAAAAATTGCTTTTGATTCTACTATTTCTTTAATATTGTTTTTTTCTCCACGAGAGAATGTTTCATATAATTTAGTTTTAAATCCATCATCTATTGCACTTATATTTTCAGATGAAATTTTAATATCATATAACGGAGGATTAAATGTATGCCAATTATTTATAGATAAATATTCTGGTATTGCGTCATCTACTACGTCTTCTGATAATAAATATTCACGCTTTTTATTTAAAAGAATTGTTAATCCTTTATTTACTATTATATATCTCTCTATAAGTGCTTCTATTTTTTTTATAATAGTGGATTCAGACATTTTTAATATACTATTCCACGGTTGTATTGAACTTTTTATTTTATTTGCTATACAAGCAATGTATGCTATTGTTGTTTTATCTTCTTCTCCATCTAATGGATAACCTTTAAATGATTTAATACATCCAGGAAATGTTTTTTTTGATTTTAAAGATGGAATATTTATTTGAATAGCATATATTATGAAAGTTAGTGTTAATAATAATAATGATGAATTATATGTTTCTTCATAACTCGGCATTGCTTTTACTTTTCCTTCTTTTTTTGTAGATTTTAATATAATTTCATCATATTGTTTTTTTGTTGGAATGCTTGAATTTTGAATAGTTAATACATTATTTATAATAAGTTCATGATTATGTGATATATTAATACCAATCATCAAACTTATTGCCTTTACTATGTTTAATATTATTTGATTATTTGGATTTAATGATTTTGTTTTGTTTAATTCTGTAACTTGTGCATCGGGACTAATAATAGTATATTCATTCTCTATTACAGCAGTTGTTTGTAATTTATATCCTTTCTCATCATACCCTTCATCAGTATTAAACGCAATTGATTTAATAATATAACCACTATATTTATCAACCCAATAGTTATTATCATCACTTAGAGTTCCTTGTTCAGCACATATATAATCTAATTCTTTTGTGAAATCCATTTTGTTAATAAAAGCATTTGCCAATTTTAATAAAAATAGTGGTATTAATTGTTGTCCTGTTTTAATGCAATATAACCAATATGGAATCTCATCTTTAATTGCTTCTCGTGTAAAATTTATACAGAATTTTTTTATTGTAGAATATTTAAATGCTATGTCTTTCATTTTTAATATTCCATCTCTCAATTTTATATATGGTGACACTATTTTATTTTCTTCACTCGCACTAGCATCTTCCAAACTTAATAAATAATTATTTATAGTTTCTTTATTCTTTTTATTTAGCATATTAATTGCTTGAATTCTTGTTTTTGAATTTTCATAATTTGTATTGATTTTGCCCTTAATATCTTCAATGCTTAAATCATATTTGCTTTCAAAATTTTTCAATATTTCATCTACTTCTTTATTCACATTTGCCTTTTTAGCATCCGCCAGTGTAACGCATTTATCATCTTTTGAAATACATTCTTTATTTGAGTCGCAAAAAATTTGATTTGACTCAATATAAAAATTATCTTCAAATTTAGGATCTATTATCCATACATCATTTGTTCTTAAATAAACATAATTCTTAGCGCTTCCTTTATCAACTAATATAGCATAATCACCATCTATTATTTCTCTTTTTTCATCTATTATTGCCTTTGCTTCACGATATGCTCGCGGTTTAATTATATTCATAACAGTCATTAGTTTATTAGCTAAAAAATCTATGAATTGTTTTGTATCCATAGTGCTGCGTTCAGTTTTGTATTCATTTAATATGCTATAGAAAGTATTATCATATATTGAATCAAAATATATAAGTTTATTATTATCATTTTCCAATGATTGCAATGTATTATATTTTTTAGACAATACATATTTTTCGCAAGTATTTTGCATAGTATCTAGTTCTCCTTTTAATATATCTTTTGACGAAACTTGCTTTTCTTGTGTCTCTTTAGTTTTTGTTACTTCTTTTTCTTTTTCGTATGCTTTTATGAAATTTTCAAGTAAATTACCTACTATTAAATCCATTATATTTTTATTAATACTTTGCATGAAAAATTCAGCACTATCTATTTTGACTATATAACTATACAATTCTTCATTATTATTTAATTGTTCTTCATCAATTTTATAAAAATTATACAGTTCATCTTTTAACTCTTTTGTCAAAAGAGTAAAAGAATAATTTATATTTGCTTCACGTTCGCTATTTTTGGCACTATCTTTAATAGTTCTTATAAAATTTGCAAAATTGGCTTCTTCATATTTATAATTTTTCTTATATAAATCTATATTTGAATTAATTATTTTTTTTATATTTTTATAGTCTGTTACATGTAAATTATACAAATCAATATTTAATCCTTGTAAATCATATACAAATTCTATTAAGTTATATTTACGATTTTCCAATGAGTTAGTTTTATATGTGCTAATGTATTCTTTAATAAACGAACTATTTGTAGGTATAAAAGATTCAAGCAAATAATTCATTTTTTCCAAATATGGAAGTTCTATTGAGTCATCAATAGTAAAATTTTTAATAGTTTGTAATAAAGTATTATTGTGAATAGTTGCGTGACTATTTACATAATTTGCCTTATTAGAGTTTTCCAAAACATATTTATTATAAAGCGTATTTTTATTTAATAGCTCATGATAATTTATAAAATTAAGATTTAAGTTAGCTCTGTCACATATATTAGTATAAGGACTATTAATTTTAGAAAAATTAAATACAGGCAAAGGCAGTGTAATAAAACCTATTATATTTACAAAATCATTTTGAATCAATTTAGTTGTTTTATTGAATTTTTTATTATTTACATAATAAGTTTCTAACATATTTAATCCTTCGCTATACACATCAATAACAAAGCGACTTTTCGATAATTCGCGTTTATGTATGCTATAATTATAAAAATCATCAACAATAGAATTTACCATCTCTATTTGCGTATTAACACTGATATTCTCCTCACTATAATTAGAATAATTATCTAATAATTGGATTAATGATTTTATATGCTCCTTATAATTATTTATTTTTTCTTTTGAACTATTGTTTGCCCATTTTAGTGATATAGTATTTATTGTTTCAATAAATTCACCTAAATGTTGATAAGTATATGCATCATTATCTTCTAAATACTCGGTATCATTATTTTCACTTATTATTAAATTGCGCACATTTGATAACACTGGGAGTATATAATACAATTTTTTATTTAAATTAAATAATTGTTCTTTTAAATGTTTATAATGTTCACCACGATCTTCCATTAATGAAGGATTGTTATTTGCATCAAAATAAGAATACATAGTTCGTAATTGTATATAATAATTTATTTCACTGTGAATTCGATTAATCACTTCTTCAGTGCGTTGCTCTGGTAAATAAGCATTTATTAATTTATCTAAATAATCGTTCGTTTGTTTATCTAAACTATAGCGCTGTTCTTCTTCTGAAACGTTTATTTCATGTTCTAAATCATCTAATTCTACTCCTAATTCAATATTATCTATAATTACATTTTCTAAATCAGATTTATCATCATATACTTTTAAATCATAGTCTAATTCTTGCTTAGTATCTTGATTTAAAAAATTTTCTTCTGTGTCATCATGTGATAATCCTGAATTTAATTTCTCTTCTTGGGAAACAAGTAATTTTGTTTCATCTATTTTTTCACGAACTACTATTTTTTCAATATTTAAATGTTCTGGAATACCAGAATAAGCAAAATCAATATATAATAAATCTTTTTCTGGTAATGTAGTAATTTCAATCATATCATTTTCTATATTAGTAATAATACCATTTAACACTTTTGGTATTGGTTCTCCAAAATAAATAGATATATATTTTTTCATTTCTAAATTATTTTGAACAATAAAACTTGGACTTTTGTGTCTACTTAATAATAATATATTTGCGATTGATTCTTCTTCTAGTTTTCCAGATTGAGTTATATTTAATGTAATTATTTTTTCAGCACTTATTAATACTATTTTTTCTTTGTTAATAAATTTGATAAAATATATTTTATCATGCAATGAAGTATTTGTGGGTGCATCAAACTGAATAATATCTCCCAGTTGAAGTTTAATATTACTTGTTAGTGTTGATAATAGTGGAGGTCCTACTTGCTCCTCTTCTTCCTCTTTCTCTTCCTCTTCTTCCTCTTCTTCCTCTTCTTCCTCTTCTTTCTCTTCTTCCTCTTCTTTCTCACGTTTCTCTTGCTCCTCGCGTTCCTCTTCTTTCTCTCCCAAATCTTTTACTTCTTCCAATTTACTCATAACAATATTATATTTATAATAGAAATTAAAATAATTCTAATATTATTTCCAGTTAAATAATATTAAAATAAAATGTATAATTAGTAAATATTTATGACTAACAAATATTTATGACCTTTAAATATAATATTTAAAAGATTTAAAGATTATTTGTGATGTAATATTATTATCTTAGATTAATTTCTATGGTAACTATTACAAATTCAATTAATCTTAATGTTACAAGTGTGTTAAATAACGAATTCAATAATTTTAATATTAAAAAATATACTTTCAATAATAATGAATATAAGATTATCAGACATGTTAAGGAGAAATTAAAAAATATTGATTTTTATAATGAGCATGAAAAATATTTAGAAACTTCTAAATATCGTTCTGTTATTATTAGAAATAATAAAGTTGTGTGTTTTGCACCAGAAAAATCATTAGAGTATTCTCTTTTTGTAGATAAATATAGCACAGAAAATAGTTGGTTAGAAGACTTTATTGATGGAACAATGATTAATGTGTTTTATGATAATATTAAAGAAACTTGGGAAATTGCTACGCGTTCTACAGTTGGTGCAAATATTGTTTTCTTTAATGATGTTAAAAATTATAAATATTTTGATAATAACAATTATTTCAAAGATTATTATAATCTTACATTTCGCTCTATGTTTTTTGAAGCGTGTAATACTTGTAATTTAGATCTAAATTGTTTAGATAAAAAATATGTATATAGTTTTGTATTACAACACCCATTTAATCGTATTGTTACTCCTATTCTTACCCCCGTTATTTATCTTGTTAAAGTATATGAAATTATTCATCCTATTAATAATGTGCTAAGTAGTGATAATTTAAACCATGTTATTATTAATGAAATCGATATCCAATCATTAGTAAATGCTCCGCCATATATATTTATTAATAGCAATATTAAATTTGTTAATAAGTATCCAGTGACAAATTTTCAAGAAATTAAAGATTATTATTCATCTGGCAATGCTGGATATAATTGTGTTGGGTGCTTTTTATATAGCAAAGACGGAACACGTAGCAAAATTAGAAATGCGAGTTATGAAGAAGTACGAAAACTTAGGGGCAATCAACCAAAACTGCAATTTAATTATTTAACTTTAAAACAAGAAAATAAAGTGGGAGAATTTTTACAATATTACCCTGAGCATACTGTAATTTTTAATAAATTTAAAATTGCCGTGTATTATTATACTAATAATTTATTTATGAATTATATTAGTTGTTTTGTTCGCAAAGAAAAACCATTAAAAGAATATGAATTTGAATATAAAACACATATGTATAAATTACATGAAAAATATAAGACCGAACTAAAACCAAACCAAAAATCTATTGATAAAAAATTTGTAATTGATTATGTAAACACTCTACATCCAGCACAACAAATGTTTTTAATTAATTATAAGACACCTTCAGTTAAAAGAAGTCGCACAATGAATTATGATACTAGTGTTACTAGTGCTAATAGTTGTCCAACAAGTATTATTAGCGAAACTTCTAAAGAAGAACAAGCGGAAAAAGAAGAAATGGATTGCTCTATTTGAATAATAAATAATTATTTATAATAAATATTTTAAAAACAAAATATTTATTATATACATAACACATAATGGGAAATATATGTGACATATTTTCTTTTAATAAAGAATGTAATAAAGAATGTAATAAAGAATGTAATAAAGAATGTAATAACGATAAAAAAAATAATAATACAAATCATGTTCCGTTTTTAGATATTTCTAATATTTATTATGATGAGAATGCCGAACCCCCATCTTATAGCCAGTTACGTAATGCTAAAAATAATGAATACAATAATTTTTTTTTACAATGTGATTAAACAGTTTGATTTATTCTACTATTTACTTTGAAGTAAAATATTCTTTAATAGAATTGATTAGCAAAATAGAACTATTAATACATTCTTCAAAATTTAGCAAAATATCATCTTTGGTAATCGGATTTTTATAAGACAATTTAATAATACTAAAATTGTCGTGAGGATGCTTCTTCAAGAAACTAATATAATTTAAATTTTTAGAATTAATGAAATATTTATCATAAAAATTGAACTCAATAATTTTTCCAATAGTGTAATCCTCGTTTTCTAATCTAATACTATATGAATTTTCCATAGTATCTTCGATTTCTTGGATAAAATCCATATTTTCTTTAATTAATTTTAAAGAGTTAAATAATTTTTTAATTAGTAAATTTGTGGCAATTTCAACCAGTTTAAAATTATCATATATACCAATTGTTTCAACTATATAATCAAAACTATCTGGTTCATAAATACGTTTAGCATCTAAAATCATCCAATCTTTTTTCATAGTTTCAATTTCTTCTTTTCCATACTTTAATTTTAACTCAGTTTCTTTTAATTCCCAAGCATCTTTAATTTTTACTTGATCCAAAGTATTTCCATAACTACAAGTACTTACTACATTAAACATTCCATCATTCTTAGCATTACTAATAGTAAATTTTGCTTCTAAATGTAATTGCTCTTTATCCATATTTGAATCAATTTTAGGTCTTAGACGAAGCAAATCAACGTAATCACCACTAATTAAATCAGGAGGAAAGATTTTTTGCACTTCTCCGCGAGTTAAATATTTACCTGTTTTAACATTTTTAATTTGAAAATCTTCACTTGTAATATAAGTAATAACATTTGACTCATTGCCTTTATTTACTTCTAAAACATATTCCTCATATGGAAAATCTTGTAAAGCATCAATATGAATAGGAATACAACTTAAGCGTTGTTTAATTAATTCATTGTTTAAGCGAGATTTATTAGTAAAAATTTTCACATTATTTTTTTCATATGGATAACTTTCAATAGCAATAACTGGAATTTCTGATAAAATTACTCGACGCAATCCATTAGCATAACTAACATTTATGTTACTTAATGTGAAGGTTAATGTTCCGTTTTGTTCTTGCACATTTGAAATTTTTGCTTTAGTAGACATTTATAATTATATAAATATAAATACATCTTATATTTTTTCAATTTTTATTTTAATTGTTTTAATTGTTTTAATTGTTTTAATTGTTTTAATTGTTTTAATTGTTTTAAATAATTAGTTTAATTATATATTAAAAATTATTAATAAAAATTAATAATATAACTTTTAAGATGAGCTGTATATTATATTATAGCAATTTTTGTGAGAATTGTAAAAAGTTATTAATAATATTGTCTAAATCAGGAATTAAAAATAGCATTCATTATATTTGTATAGATAAGCGAATACAAAAAAATAACTCAACTTATGTAATACTAGAAAATAATCAAGAAATACTATTACCAAATACTATTACTGCTGTACCAGCACTAATGTTAATTAATGATAACTACAAAGTTTTATACGGTGATAATATTACTAATTATTTAAAACCAATAGAACAGGTCGTTGTTCAAAAAGCAACTAATTTTAATGGGGAACCATCAGCATTTAGATTTGATGGAATGTCTAGTGGAGTAGTATCTGATAATTTTAGTTTCTTAGATCAAAATAGCGATGATTTATCAGCAAAAGGAAGTGGCGGTTTAAGACAATTATATAGTTATGCTACTATTGATTATACTGATAAAATAGAAACACCTCCCGATGATTATGTTCCTGATAAAGTAGGAGAAGTAAATATTAAAAATTTAGAGCAACAAAGAAATACAATGACTGGTTAAATACAATGACTGGTTAAATACAATGACTGGTTAAATACAATGACTGGTTAAATACAATGACTCATAAAAATATATTAAATTTATAATATAATTTATAATAATTTTATTATTTAAAGTGATAATATTATTTTTACTATTAATGACTAGTATTAATAATAGTAAATTAATATTAGATACTAATAAAGCTATTACATTGATAAACTTTTATAAAATTTTTAAAGATTTAATAATTGATCTAAATACTAGTTTTAAGGATAAAATAGGAGTAACTATTCAAAACAATAAAGATTATCAAAATATTATAAATTATTGTTTACCTAACTATAAAGATAATATAAACGCCGATGAATATGTTAATTCATTAGAATTAACTTCTATAAGTGCAGATTTTATGGAATCTATTAATAATGTATATGAATATTGTAAACGCACATTTGCTGTAAGAAGTATTGATATTTTATATCAAAATGAAGATATTTTTCTAAATAAACCAAATGTTAAAGTTAATGATGAAAATCCACAAACTATTAATACAATGTTTTTACCAGATATCGAATTTTCGGAATTATACTATGACGATACGAGCGAAAAAACAAAACAAACATTATGGAAATATTTACAACTTATATTATTTAATATTATAACTACAATTGATGATATTTCTTTTTTTGGCGATTCACTAGAACTACTTAAAATTATCGATGGTGAAAAATTTTCATCTAAAATACAAAGCACTATTGAAGAGTTATCAAAAATATTCTCATTTAAGGAAAAAACAGATATGAATACTGATACAAAAGATGATACAAAAGATGCTACAAATACTGAAACAAAAGATGACATAAATGACGAAGCAAGTGAAAAACCTGATTTTGCTAAAATGTTTGATACATCTAATAATCCATTTAATATGTTTAATGATATGTTTAATGATGTTAATGAAAAGAATGAGTCATCAGAAAATAATGAGTCATCAGCAAATAATAATGATTATACTATTCCAGATAAGGAGGAACTTTTTTCACACATTAATAAATTAATTAATGGCAAAATAGGGTCACTTGCTAAAGAAATTGCCGAAGAAACAACTAAAGATATGGACTTAGATGCCGAAAATATTACTGATGTAAATGATGTGCTAAAAGGATTTATGAAAAATCCTGCAAAATTATTAGGCCTTATTACTAAAATAAGCACAAAAATAAATAGCAAAATGAAAGATGGTTCATTAAAAGAAAGTGAACTCTTAGAGGAAGCAACAAATATTTTTAAAAATATGAAAAATATGCCAGGAATGGGAAATTTTAATGATATTTTTAAATCTATGAATTTAGATCAATTTATGCCAAAAGGAGGTAAAATTAATCCAACTGCTTTTCAAAATATGATGGAACAAAATATAAAAATGTCTAAAATGAAAGAAAGAATGAAGAAAAAGGCAGAGAGTAAAGGTGAAACTGCCAATAGTGAAACTGCCAATAGTGAAAATACTAAAACAAATGTAAATTATGGACAAAATTATGATTCTAATAAATCTAAACCTTTTGCTTCTGATAATATTAAATTAGATGATTTGACTTCCAATCTCTCAGTTTTAATGGAAGAAATGAAAAATAATACAAGTTTTATTGATGATATTATAAAAAAACAAGGACAACGAGATGCTACCAATAATTCTATGTCTAGTGATGAAAATTCTAAACGTAAATCTAATAATAAACGAAAGGCAAATAAGAAAAAATAAATATATTTAAATTCATTTTTATTTAGAATAGAATTTTAATAATTATTTTTATACAAAATAATTATTAAATTTATTAAAATTTATTATAAAGGTATTATAATATAATAAATTATGACTGGTAGTAATGAACCTTATATAGGAAAAAATGTTGGTCAGTTAACAGATACAAATAATTCTAATGATTCTAATGATTCTAATATTATTACTAATAATATTAAATTAGATATTACAAAAAATCAAACTAGTCTTAATGAAAATGATGAAAATGATGAAACTGATGAAACTAATGAAAATGATGAAAACGAAAATAGTGCAGCTAATACATTTTGGTTAAATAATCCCATTATTTTATTTGATAAAAACGCTATTACTCAATTATGGCCACTTGAAAATATGACACGAGAACAAAAAATAAATGCTATAACAAGATTAATTATTTTATTAACATTAATAGGATTTCTATTTCTAAATGATATAAAAATTTTAATTACTGGAATAATTGCTATACTAATTTTACTATTTACATATTATATATTAAATAAAAATGCTAATTTAAATAAATTAAAAGAAACATTTAGCAATGAAGAAATATATGAAAAGGTTAAACATAATTTTACTAATCCAACTTCAGTAAATCCAGTAATGAATATATTATTACCCGAAATACAAGATAATCCAAATAGACTCGAAGCTGCTCCATCATATAATAATGCTGTTAAAAATATTATGAATGAAGAAACAAAAGATTTTATAGTTAATAATTTTGATAATAATCAAAATATTAAAGAAAATTTATTTAATAATGAATCAGATAATTTTGAATTTGAACAATCAATGAGGCAATTTTATACGACAGCAAATACACGAGTTCCTAATAATCAGGCTGAATTTGCAAGATTTTGTTACGGGAATTTGGCTTCTTGTAAAGATGGTGATGTAGAAATGTGTTTTAAAACATAAAATTTTTTAGAATTTTAAAATATAGCAAAACGTAAAAAATATTTGGCTATATTTATTAATATAATTAATATAGCAAAAAAATAATATATTAAATTATTATAAATGACTTCAACTATTGCTTATCCATATATTTTTGATTCAATGTCTAGACTTGGCAATGATTCTCCAGCAATCGATCAACGTAATATTCAAAATGTAAATAATGCAAACTATAATTTAGAAAATTATTATCCTAATTGTCCAATGACTAAAGCGCAAGATTTTGCTTTAACACAACCGTATATTTTTTATAATAAAGGTTTACATGAAGGAGGTATTAAAGGTTGTGAAATTGAAGCAAATAATGAGTTAAAATTTACTCATATTTCACGCCCAGCATGTAAATTAACATTAGTAACTAGACCTTTTTTAACTGTTCCTTATTTAGGAAAAGGTTTAGGAGATTGTGATATGGAATTTCAATTAAAAACAGGACAATTTGACTTAAATAAAAAAACGGTTAATAATACTATGGAGCAATCTTTTTCGGATTATAAAAATTATCCATTAATTGATACTATAAAAGAATCTGTTACAAATAGTGCTTATATTATTGAAGATGATGCTATGAAAGGTTGGCAACGAGGAGGCATGAGTGCACGTGAATTTGCACGCAATCAAGATACTAAACATTAAATATGGTATTTAATTAAATAGTTATTTTTTATTAAATATATTAAATATATTAAATATATAGTATTGAATTAAATATATATTTGTTATTTTATATATTTAATGTCATTAAATTTTAATTCTTTAAGCATGTATTATAATAATATAGCAAATATAAATTATAATAATGAATTTTTATGTACTTATAAAAGTTTAGATGAAGAATATTATCAAACTTTATGTTATCAAATTCAAATACTACAAGCATTAAATATTAGTAAATATGATGAAGTTATTATATCTAATCATATTGAGAAAATTTATTATTTTTTACAAAATTATTATGAAATTGATAGTATTTTATTAGCATTAAAGGAAAAATATAAAAATACAAGTATTGCTCTTGTTATAGAAAATAATAATTCAGCATTATTTCAAATGTTATTTAGTTATGATTATTTTGATATTTTTCATAAATGTTTATCCCACTATTTGAGAGATAAAAAACTTGAAAAAGAACTCGATACTAATAAAAAGTATTTTTGTGAATTAAAAAATCTTATAATAAAATAAATTATTTAAGGGTTTTTTGTATCTTTTATTGATATATTGTAATACTAGTATTCAATATTTTTTTCGTAATTGAATATTTATTATGATAATACATTATAAATATTTAATAAATTTTTAGGGGTTTTTAATATACCATTTTATACCATTACCCATGGTATATAAATCTCCCTTCTAAACTATTATTCTTTAATATAACTACTTGTGCATAATTTTTTTATTATTTTATCATCATTATGTTGCTTATTGTTTGCTATTGCTACTAATGTATGTGTATAATAATTTTGTTTATTTTCATTGTTTTGAAAATCAGGATTTTCTTTTGTCCATTTACTTAGTGCATAAAATTGTTTAGTTGATACATCTTTTATGACTCTTTTAATTTTTTCTTTATTTGTATCTTTTTCCCAATTATCATCATCTTTTATATATAATGATTCACGCTTTATATCTGTACAATGAATAGGTCTTTGATATAATCCTAGTTTATTCATATTTTCTATAATTACATTACTTAATCCATTTACTAATCCATTATGTTTTGTGTAATCTAATTGTTGTAAACTAACTTCTATTGATTTAATAAAATCACTCATATTTATAGCATCTTTGCACTTTTCATTTAAAAAAACTTGAATGTTAAATTTTTGATTTGTTGTTGTAATATTATTTCCCACTTTTGGAATTAATTCTTTTATTGTATTAGTTAATTCTTTAATTTGATTTTGCTGTTGTTTTACTACTTCTAATATTAATTCTTTTGATAACATTAATTGATAATTTAAATTATTGTTATTTTCATGATCCATACATTTTTTTTTATGTCTATATAACCCAGAACTGTATTTATAGATTTTATTACAATTAGCGCACGTGTAATTCGTTTGGGGTTTTTTGGGGTTTTTTTGTATATCATTTGTATCATTTTCTCTTTTTATATGCTTTTGGGTTGATAAATGTCTAACATAATCTTTTTTATTACACGTTACAAAGTCACAATACACGCAAAAAAAATTTTGGGGTTTTTGGGGTAAAATTTGTGTATCCATTATATACCATTATAGGATATATAAAAAAACCCCTAAATATTTTTTTATTAAAATATATTTTACAAAAAAAAATATGCTCTGTGTTTCTTAATATAAATTTTGGAAATTTATACCTTAAAGGTCTAAATGTGTTTTTAGAAAACATTATTTTAAAATTTTATAAAAGGTCAAATATATATAAAACTGGACATTTATAAATGTCCTTTTTCCAAAAAAATTCTGAAATTTATTTTCCCAAAATTTACACATTTACATATTTACATAGTTTTAATAATGCTAATAAATAATTTATATTATATAAATATTATATACCATAAGTGTATTATAAAGATTATGAACACTTTTTTCCATATTTCTAATATATAATATTTTTCAAAACTGCAAATATGTTATTTTGAATTATTATTTCAAATTATAAAAATTTAAAATAATAATTTACATTATATAATAATATGACTTCAACTAGAAATAAAAATACTCAATTAAATTATAATTTAGAAAAATCTAATACGGAAAAATTATTACGTGAAAATCTATATTTACACTCATCATCAGGAAGACCAATTAGCGAGTGTATTCCTTCGTTGGGATATATGCCAACTCATATATCTAGAGAAGCACTATCTCATAATTCTATAGATATAGAATCACAATTAAGAGGTATTGGTTCGACTAATTTAGAAACTCCTTACGAACCTATTATCCCAAGTATTATAAATCTAGAATTTAAAGATTTTTTTGATAGGCAACAAAATATTATAATGCCTTATCCTATGGTCTATGAAAATAATCAGCGACCTATATTATCATAGTATGTATTATTATGATCCTATATATCTACCTTTACCAGTATTAAACATTACTAAAGGTGTGTATTTTACTGTGTTATTACAATACGGATCGGGAGATACATTAATGTTTATTACATTATTTTGTGATGCATTAGTAGATTGTAAGTTTCTGATACATTCTTGAGAGAATTTATTTCTAGATTTAGATTTGACTATATTTGCAAAATTCTGTTTCTTTAGTGAATTTGATATAAAAGCTCTATTGTTTTTAACTGATTCATGTTTTATTGCATTTTGTTTAGCTGCAATTTTATCACAATTAGAAGTAATACAAGTATCGCTAATTTGATATTGATTAATAAACCCTCTGCCCTCTATAAAATTTTTATCATATGGTTCTATAGATAATAATCTGGGAATATTATTTAACCCAATAATTCCTTGTATCATTCTTCTCGATAAATTACTGCCGTTTTGAGATGGAATAAAAGCAGCATTTGTAGTTGATGTGCGTGCTCCTGTGCCACGATATTGCTCAATTGCTTTTGTTAATGTATCTATTGCATCGTCAAATTTTATTTCAATATTATTATTAGGATATCTAAATTTTGGATCAGGGTCGTTAATAGGATCATGATAAATATAAATACAATCTACATTAGTAAAATCACTTCCTCCAGAAGTTACAAAATAATTTTCAAATGTAAAAGTATAAAAGTTCAATAATGTAAAACCAAATTCAGAATTTCTAGTTAAATTTAAAGTTTCAAGTGATAATAATATATCTAAATTATTAGTTAAATTAAAAACTTGACTATAATTAAATCTTAAATCATAACCGTTATCAGCATTTATTGGTATTAAATTTTTCAGTAAATCATTAATATTATTAAGTTTTATAATAGGATTTTTGTTAAAATTTTTAAATTTTACATTTATTGCTTCATTTACTGCTTTTGGAATCACAGAATATATGTTATTAGAAATATTATTTAATCTTGCTAAGTTATTAAAACTATTTTTATAATAATTATTGCTTATAGCATTAAAATAATTATTAAAATTAATATTAAAAACTTTACTTGTTTGAAGTTCTCTGATATAATATAATATACTACTAAATTTTATTGTATTATTAATATTATAATTACTAATATCATAATTGTTAATATTATAATTATTAATATTATAATTTAATGAAATATCTAGTAAATACTTCTTAGTAAGATTTGGTCTAAGAGGTATATAATTATTAGAATTATTTATTATGCTTGTATTTATTTCTTTTTGAAATATCATAATTGAGTTATTACTAGATAAATGTACATGGTTATATATATCACTTTGTGTAATTCCTGTTACTTGATTGCCCAATCCTAATAAAATGAGATTTGAAAAATCTCTAGCCAAATTTTTAGTTGAATTATTAAACTTTAAATCTTTGCTATATAAATTACTAGTTCTATCTAATACTTTTACATTATTAATAATTATTTTTCTTGAACCAAAAATAATTTTGCTATTTTTCTTTATATTTTGTAGTGTGTCAAAATTATTAGTTTTAATTAAAAAAGTTTTAATAATATTATTAGTTAAATTTAAAGTTGTATAGTTTACTAAAGCTGTATTAGTTGAACTAAAATCATATAATACATCAAATTCATAGTAGTTAATATGTTTAAAATCTAATGTAAATTTATTATAAGACCACATATTACGATATATTGAATAATTGCTATTGCTTTGTAATATATTTAAACTAGTATCGTCAGATATAACACCAATGGTAGGAACATTATAAATGTTATCAATTAATACTTTATTAAAATTATTGGAATTAAAGTTTATAACACTTGAAGTATCTATTGTTGTATTTATAAAATAAAAATCATTAGAAATATTAATAATTTTAAAACCAAGAGTATTATAATCTATATCATTAGTATTGTCTATTTTTGGTATTTCGGTATTATTGAATATAATAGTTGTATACTTATATAAATAATTACTAATATTAATTTTATAAATATCTGAGTTGCTTACATAATAATTTAAATGATATATATAGCGATTACTAGTATTAGTTATATTATTTATATTATTTATATTATGTGATGTATAATTTTCAAAATATGTATTTTGTAAATCTTCAAACAAATAATTTTTTTCATAATCTATATTGTTTAAATTTTTTGTAAATAATATTTTACCATTGCTATTAGTAGATGCATCAAAAATAAATTTCATATTATTTTTTATGTTATTTTGTGTAATTAAACTACAAGAAGTAGTATCTATTTTTCCACTCAAAATTATTCTATTTTTTATGTCATTATTATTATTATTATCAATATTATTATTATCATTAGCAAATATAGAAGCTAAACTATTACTATCTTGAATAATATTTTCTTTTATATATAAAAGATTTCCAACATTATTCAAATTTACAATATTCTTTGTTAAAATAATATAATTATTCATGGTATTAGGAATACTGTTAAAACTCATAGTTATAGTATATATATTTATAACTATGAATATTAAAATTATAAGTTATCACAAAATTTATATAGTAATGAAAATATAAAAAATATATGTATTTATGTTAATACATCTGTATCATTAAAATACCATTGTGAAGCCAAATATTGACCTTTTGAAGATTTTTCAATATTGCTATTTTTCCTAACTGTAAGATTTGGACCTTTAGTAGTAACTGAATCTATTTCTAAGGTTCCAACAGCATAATTATAATATTTTAAATCCGATAAATTACCAGCAAATCCACCATTATAATTTACATATAAATTATCATAATTTTGTTTAACAATATTAGATAATTTATGACGTTTTGTTAAATTTCCATTTATATATATATCACAAATATTTTGTGATGTAACTCGTATAATAACACCCACCCACTTCTTAATAGGTATTGCGTCTACATATATATCATCATAATATGCTTTTTTCACACTTTCATTGTTATGAAACACATTTAATCTTACCAACATTCCTAAAACAGGATAATTATCTATTAAATTATCACTCAAATTTTTCTTTCCATTATATAAGTATACACCGGGAGCATTATTCGGTCCAAATAAACCACTACCTCCTTCACCTTGTGAACTTGGTGGAGAACCTTTGTTAAAAACATGTTTATAATCTATGCTTTCATTATAGTTTATATTGTTAACATATATCCAAAATGAATATGTAAATTCAACACCTCCATATTCGTTTATACTTCTTAAAATAGGAATGGATGTTTTTTGTCCTAAGTTTTGCGTGATAGTTAATGCCTCTGTAGCATCTTTCATTCCACTTATTAAATATGGTGTTTCTGATGGAGAAATAAAATAAGATACAATTTTACTTCCAACATAAAATAATATTGAAAAAAGAATTAATACTCCTAATAAGAAAGTTACTCTTGCAATCATTGTATTTGAAGATAAAAATCCACTAAAATCTCCAAGTTTTTTTTGTGTTTCAAATGGTATCATTGTATTAAAATATTTATTAATATTTCCAAATATTCCTCCATTTGCATTCATATTATTTATATATTAATAATATAAATAATATAATTAATATTATATATTTTATTATATATTTTATTATATTTAAATTTGAATACTTCCTTTTTCTTTGTTATATTCTAAAAAGCTTACTTTTAAGCTATATTTATTAAATAATGTAGCAGCCAGAGATGCGTTTATTCCTTCTTTATAAAAATTATAAGCATCTTGTGGATTACTAGACTCGCCAATATAGCGAATGCGAGTAATAAAACCTTCAAAACCAATATTATTAGGATTACTAGAAGACATATTTCCTAAATATATATTTTTTGGGGTTACTGTATCATAATAATTTTTATATAATCCATGCATCATAAATGAATTTCTTAATTTACCATCTAAATATACATCTAATGTTCGGGTATCAACACTTATTGTTAAATTATTCCATTTTTGAACTGATATATTAGGTATTTTGTATCTGGTATAATATGTTTGAAGAGGTTGAGCAGTCGTTCCTACTCTATCTTGGAAGCATTCTATATCTATAAATAAATTATTTTCATATTTGTCTAATGCTATATTAATATTTTTAGGAAAGATTGTTCCAGCAGCCGATGTTGCTTGCATATGTTTTGTGCTAATACCAGAAAGACTAGTTGTTAGTTCGGGTATTGTACCAGATGCTGGACTGTTTGCCATATATAAGATATTTTTCTCTCTTGAAATATTATTGCCCCAATTATCTATATAAAACCAAACACTCAATGTAAAATTAGATGAAGTAGTTTCGGGTATATCTTTGGCAAGTATTGTATTAGTGCTGGAAGTTGTTTCTGAAACACTTGTTGGTGCTTTTGATGCTTCACACATTTTGTCGTAAATTATATTTGTTTTGAAAAATACATTGTTTAATCCCCATAATAATACTAAACTAAGAATTACTAAAATAATTATATTTATAGCACTCATTATAAAATATTAATATATAAAAATATTATAATGTTTTAAAATTGTTTAATATTTTTGTATTTTTTTGTATTTTTTGTATATAATATTTTTCTAAATTAAATTTTTATTTTTAGTTAAACTATATAAAAATTGTATGGAATCAGGAGTTTTTATTTTATCAAAATAAAATATTTCTTTAATACTTCCATATATACCATCGTGTTCACCAATAGTTACACTATCTCCTATAAAATATGGTGTTACATTATTTTTAGAACCTACTAATTTACCATCAATAAAAACATCTATAATATTATTTTCATAATTAATAACAAAATATAACCATTTTTGATGCTTTACATTAGTCATTTCATATATAGTATCTAATTGATCTGCTTTATTGTTTATTGTTCTAGATTTTATAATAATTTTTCTGGAGTTTCCATTGTAATATATAACGGGTTTAAATCCGTAATTAAATAATTCTGTATCTTTTGTATAAGCAATAGAGGTATTTGTAGGTTGTGGATTTATATAAATATAAAAACTTATGCTATAAGTATAATTATAAGGAAATTTTTTATGGATTTTTGTAGAATCATAATATTTTGTTCCTATATTATATTGACCATTTAAATCATCTTTAAATAATTTAAAATCATACCCTTTAGTATTATCAGAAATATTATTCTTACTATTATAATATTCATTTCTTACAACATCTTCATTTGAACTATTTTCAAGTGAATTAGTATTGCTAGAACTATTCGTGAAATTTGCAGTTAAAACTGAAAACATATTACTCAAATTATTAGTTGTAGGTGTATTTTCAAAATTAAGATTATTGTTGAAGTTTGGAATACTAATATTATCAGTAACATTTTTGTCTAAATTTTGATATTTTCCTAAAGTTTTCTTTTCATTTAAATAAAAAGGACCTTCTCCAGATAAAAGATTATTTTTATTATGTTTTGCTAAATATGTAAATAATAAAGGCAATAAAAATATTAATGTTATTAAAATTATTAATATGAAAAATAATAAATATATAGAAGATGGTGTTAATTTTATATCTTTATTTATTTCATCTACTAATATAATTAATAAACAAGGAATAAAAAATATAATATTTTTTAATAAATCTAATATATTTTGGAAATAATTTTTAGATGTCTTTTCTTCACTAGATACTTCAGTGTTGCTAGTATGTTTTATAGAAAATATTTTTGCTATAATTGCAAAAATAACAATAATTATTAATACTCCCAATATATTTTGTGTAATATTGAAAATATTATTATTAGTTTTGTGCAAATATAATATAAAATTAATTGTCAATACCGGAAATAATATTATTAAAAATAATATACCAACTTGCTTATACATGTGAATAAAAGAATTATCAGGTTTCAAATAATTATATTTTTCATTATAATGTTTATGAACATAAAATATGAAAGTATATATGGTAAATGCTAGCATAAATAGCCACATAATTATTTCATATTTAGTATTTTTAATTTTAAAAATGTTTTGCTTCTCATTTAAATAATAAAATAATCCCAATATTGTTACTAATACTCCTATTATGTAAGAATAATAATATTTCTCTGTACTAGGCAATGGTGGTACCAAATGCCTTGCATACATTTGACTATCTATGAATTTTTGAGAAAATTCTTTTGCCTTAGCAAACATAAATAATATATTACATTAGCATTATATTATTTATAAACTCAATATTTGTAAACTCAATATTTGTAAACTCAATATTTGTAAACTCAATATTTATAAACTCAATATTTATTTATAGATTTTCAAAAGCAGTTTTTTTACCATGACAATCTCTACATAGTGCTTCTAAATTTTCAATATTATTTGAACCTCCATATTCTAATTTTTTAACATGATCTACTTCAAACCAAGCAGGTAACTGTTTTTGACAATGTTTACAATGCCAATTTTGTGAGGCAGCTACATATTTTTTTTTTGTTTCACTAACACTTCTTTTTGTTGATATATTTCCGGAAGACAATATTTTTTGCTGTTGTTTGGATAAATAGTTTTGATTATTATTTATTGAAGTTAATAAATTTTGTGTTTGTTGAATATTAACAGGACTAGAAAAATTAAAATTATTATTCAATTCATTTGTTATTGATTTAGATGTTAAATCAATAATAGGACTTATAAAACTTGCTGTATTTCTGTCAATTGGTAAATATTTTATATAACTGTTAGCATGAGTTACGAGTTCTTTATAGTTTCCTGGATTTTTCTTAATAAATAAATATACACATAAACCTATAAAGGCAAATAATGCCATTTTGTAATATTTTTCATAGTGTTTGAGCTTATTAATTAATTTTCCTTCAAAATATGTGTTTGCTAATACAAAAACAGTTATTAAAAAAATAATTATTTCTAGTTTCATAATATTAATATTTTATATATAAATATATTATTACTAGAATAATTACAATTATTAAAGCACCAAAAATATATTTTTCTTTATTTTTGCGTTCATCGTTCTTTTTAATTTCTTTTAATTTGTAATTTTCATAATATTTATTTAAAGCATCATAATATGTTAATTCAGGTTTGCCTAAATAGCTATTAATTTTATTATGTATAAAATGAACCCATTTTGATAGTGATTCTCTCGAATCTAAATATGGTGTTACTGGATAAGCATCTAAAAATTTACTAAAAACACCTCCTATATCAGAAACTGGCAAAAAAAGAGGTAGATTTGTTATAAAGTCATAATATTTTTTTTTTGTGCATTCATTAATATGTAATGGATAAGATAAAGCAATTGTATATAATACGAACCAATAATGCGGACCCCATATAATAGGATTAAAAATGTGGTTTTCGTTATACATATTAAAATTTTATAATATTAAAATTTTACATATTAATTTTAATCAATTACATTTCTTATTTGAGTGTTTAGTAACTAAATAAATTATATAAAAACATTATTATTAGTTAATATAACTAATACAACTAATATAACTAATGATGAATATTAAAAAACAATACTTTTGTAATAACTGTGGAAAACTAGGACACTTATTTCATCAATGTAAAGTACCTATTACTAGTATAGGTATTATTCCTATTAGAATTGTAAAAAAATATGATGCCTCTCTAAATAAATATGAAAATTCAATTGAACTATTAATTATTAAACGTAAGGACACATTATCTTTTGTAGATTTTATGCGTGGAAAATATTCTATTGAAGATAAAAATTATATAAAAAATTTATTAAACAATATGACTTCTAATGAGAGAAGTTATATATTAAATAATGATTTTGATACAATATGGCAATATTTATGGAATTATAATACAAATAACTCTTATAAAAATGAAGAAAAAACTTCAAAAATAAAATTTACAAATTTGAAACAAGGTTATGTTAACATTTTAGAAAGTTATGATTTAAAATCTTTAATTGACTTATGTGATAAAAATTATGAAGAACCAGAATGGGGATTTCCAAAAGGACGGCGAAATTATCAAGAAAAAGATATTATATGTGGATTAAGAGAATTCGAAGAAGAAACAGGATATCAAAAAAATGATATTATACTAATTAATAATATTGTTCCATATGAAGAAATTTTTAGTGGTTCTAATTATAAATCATATAAGCATAAATATTTTGTTGGCATTATTGTTGATAATAATCAACCAAAAAATGATTATCAAATATATGAAATTACTGAAATAAAATGGATACCAATAGACGAGGTTAATACTTATATTAGAGAATATAATTATGAAAAAAAAAAAATTATAAATTATTTAAATAAATTATTAAAAAGTTATAAACTATATATTTAATATATAGTAATGAGTGCTATTAGTAAGAATGAATTAAATGAAGGAGACATAGTCAATATTCCAATATCTTTAAATAAAGCAGATGCTGAAAGTGAAGAAAGTGAAGAAAGTGAAAGTGCTGAAAGTGAAAGTGAAAGTGCTGAAAGTGAAAGTGCTGAAAGTCAAGAAAGTGAAAGTGCTGAAGAAGAAGCTGAAGAAGAAGAAGAAGCTGAAGAAGAAGCTGAAGAAGAAGTAGGAGAAGAAACATATGAGCAACCAGTTCCAATACAAAAAATAAATCAAGACATTAAAGAAGATAAAACTAAGAAAAAAAATAACGAAGAATTAGTATCATTATTTAGAGAAAATATAAATAAATTTGATGCTAGCAAACTAGACAAAAATAAATTAGAAATATTAGAAAAAAATTTAAATACAATAACAGATTATAAACATTTTAATAATGCTGTTGAACTATTGAATACTAAAGAGTTAAATGATTCTTTTAATACAAGATATAAATATTTATATCCACATTTGGATGATGAATTTTTAAATATTAAAATAGCAAATAAGCAAGAATTTGAAGAAAATAAATTAAAAATAACAATAGACGATGATTTTGAAAAACAAAGTAATGAAATATGTAACAAAGATTTTGAATTAGCACCACATCAAAAATTCATCAAAAATTTTCTTTCAATGTATACCCCATATAATGGGTTATTATTATATCATGGTTTAGGAACTGGAAAAACTTGCTCAGCAATTGGTGTTGCTGAAGAAACAAGAAAATATTTAAAATTTATGGGTTTTAATGAAAGAATAATAATAGTAGCTTCACCAAATGTTCAAGACAATTTTTATTTACAATTATTTGATGAACGAAAATTAGAAGAAAAAAATGGAATTTGGACTATTAATAATTGTGCTGGGCAAAATATTTTAGATGAAATCAATACAATACAAAAAAATTTATCACGTGACAAAGTAATAAAAATTGTTAAAAATGTTATAAACAATTATTATTTATTTATGGGATATACACAATTTGCCAATTTAATAATAAAGAAATCAAATATTTCAAATCAATCATTAAATACGCTAGATTCAAAGAAAAAGCAGTTATTAATAAAAAATAAATTACAAAAATTTTTCAATAACAGATTAATTATAATCGATGAAATACATAATATACGTCAATCAAAAGATAACAGTAATAAATTAGTATCAAATGAATTAATTAAATTAGTTAAAAATGTAAATAATTTGAAATTATTGTTTATGTCAGCTACTCCTATGTTTAATGATTATAAAGAAATAATTTTTTTAATCAATATATTAAATTTAAATGATAAGCGATCATTAATAGAATTAAAAGATGTATTTGCTAATGACGGAAGTTTTATAGTAAATAGTAAAGGTGAAGAAGTAGGGTTAGACCTATTTAAAAGAAAAATAAATGGTTATATAAGTTATATAAAAGGCGATAACCCATTAAGTTTTCCGTTTAGAATTTTACCAAATGATTTTTCTAAAAATAATAGTATTTTAAATAAAAAATACCCTGAATTTAAAATAAATGCTAATCCGTTAAAAGAAGCAATAACACTATTTGATATATATGTGAATGATGTTAATATATCACCATATCAAGAATTTGTATATAATATTATTTTAAAAAATAATATATCAAAATTTGACGAAGAAAAGATAAATGCAATGGAATCTTTTGGATACACGCTATTACAAAAACCATTAGAATGTTTAAATATTGTTTTTCCTAATAATAAATTAGAAAATTATTTTGATGCCAAAATGATTTATTATAATAATAATATTGTAGAAGTGGTGCAAAATATAAATATTGAAGAAATAAATACACTTATTGACATAAAAACTATTGTTGGTAAATCAGCAATTAATAATATTATGAGTTATCAAGAAACACAAGCACCAAAATCTAGATATAATTATAATTTTAAGAGTGAATTCCTTAAAAATATGCCTATTAATATGTTTGAATATGATGTAATTGGAAAATACAGTTATAAGATTAAAGCACTAATTGATTCAATATTAGGTTCTACTGGTCCAATCATAATATATTCACAATTTATAGATTCGGGTTTAATACCAATAGCACTTGCCTTAGAGGCAAAAGGTTTTACACGTTATGGAAATAACAAATCTCTCTTTGCTAATCCTCCAAGTGAGGAATTAGATGTGAATACCTATAAAAAGAAATCCGAAGTAATACAATCAGGACAGCGATTTAGAGGTGCTAAATATGTAATTATAAGTGGAAATAGTAATATTTCACCAGATATTGTAAGTGATTTAAAAGCGTGTACAGATTCTAATAATGTTGATGGTGAAAATGTTAAGGTAATTCTTTTATCGGCAGCAGGTAGCGAAGGTTTAGATTTTAAATATATTAGACAAATACATATTTTGGAACCATGGTATAATATAAATAGAATAGAACAAATTACAGGTCGTGCAGTTAGAACTTGTAGTCATAAAGATTTGACTTTGAATAAACGAAATGTTCAAATATTTATGTATGGGACATTATTAAGTAATGCTAATGAATCTGTTGATTTATTAATTTATAGAAAAGCAGAGGAAAAAGCAAAAATAATAGGAAATGTTACTAGAGTTTTAAAAGAACATAGTATAGATTGTTATCTAAATTATGAACAGCAAAAGTTCGATGAAACATCTTTAAATAAAAAATTACAAATTATTCTCTCTAATTCTAATACAATTGAGTATGCTATAGGAGATAAATCTAATAGTCCATTATGTGATTATATGGATAACTGCAAATATACTTGTAAACCGTCAATAGAAGAATATACTCAGAAATATGGAGAAAGCAAAATAGATCTATTTTCATATGATGAATCATTTTTGAAAACAAATAATGAAGTAATTATTAAACTTTTGAGAGATTTATATAAGGAATACTACTTTCGTACCAAAGGAGATATAATCAACTATATACAAACATTTAAAGAATATCCATTGGTCCATATTGATAATGCTTTGAATGAATTGGTTAATAACGAAAATATATTTATTACTGATAAATTTAATACGCAAGGAAAATTATTACATATTGACAATATAGTAAATGATTTAGATGATTTATATATTTTTCAACCTGTAAACTTAAATGAAGATTCTACGCTTTTTGAAAGATCTAATAGTATAATGAAAAAACCAAATGCTTTAAAATTTGCTGTTCCTGAAAATTTTGATATATTTAGCGAAGAGGAAACTAAAGAAACTAAGGAAACTAAAGAAACTAAGGCAACTAAAGAAACTAATGATGAAAAAAAAACATTTAAAGAAACACTTACTCCCAAAATTATATTAAGTCAAAGTGATTTAGACGATAAATTAACAGAAAAAAATATAGAAAATGTTAAAGCAATAATTGCTGAATTAGAACGCAATTATAGTTTTATAATAACAGAATATACACCAACAAAAAGTGAATATTTATTAAAAGATAACAAATATATTTATTATGGTAAAATGACGGATATATTAAAAGAAGATAAAGTTATAACTAATGACGAAGTGAATATTTTAGCAATAAATATATTATTAGATGATTTAGATTTTAACAAAAGTGTTTTATTAGTTATATATTTATTAAATAATGGTTATGGTGAACTAGCAAATTTTGAAAAAGATTTATTAATTTATTATAATTCTAAAATTATAATAGCAAATAATGGTAAGTTAAGAGCGCTATTTATACCAAATAAAAGTGAATTTAGAGAATATACTTTATATATTTTAACTAATACAAATTTAGAGACTTCGAATATAACACTAAATAGTGGACAATCAGAAGATTATAATGATTTTGATAATATTATTATATCAAAAAAAATACCTATTTCACAAATGGCAGTTCCATTAGGATTTTTATCAAGAAATAAAAAAATAACAAAAGAATTAGCAACAGATTTTAAAGTAAAAACAGGTTCAAATAAAGGTGCAAGATGCGAACAAGCAGGAAAACTTAATAGCGAAAAAATTTTTGTTGCTTTGGGAGTAAAAGATGAAATGATTGAAAAATTAAAAGGAAAGAAATTGGAAAAAGGAGAAAAATTAAATCAAAAAAATTTCTGTGCAGCGCAAGAATTATATTTTAGATTGTATGATTTACAAAAAGTAGAAAATAAGCGCTGGTTCTTAAATCTCTCTGAAGCACAAATAAATAATTTATTATAATCACAAAAATATATTAAAATATAATAAAATATATTAAAATATATTAAAATATAATAAAATATATTAAAATATATTAAAATATTTTATTATATAATTGAAATAATTTTAAAGATTAAATTAATAATATATATAATCTAATGTCTAAAATACAAAATAAAAAATCATCTATAAAAAAAACACCATTAGACAATTCACACGTTTACATTCGCTCATTATTAACACAAAAAACAGTATTAAAGTATGACGAAGTCAACTCAGAATTATTTAACATATTAGAAACAAAAATAAAAAAATTAAATGAAGGAAAATGTATTAAAGAAGGATATGTTAAAAATAATAGTATTAAATTATTAACATATTCAAGTGGAGAATTATTTGATAATAAAATATTATTTGAATGTGTATTTGAATGTTTAATAACAAATCCAGTTGAGTCAACATTAATTTATTGTATTACAAAATCAATAACTAAAGTAGGAGTTCGTGCCGAATTAATTGTAGATGATGAAAATAGTCCATATATTATTTTTATAGCACGTGATCATCATTATAATAATGAATCTTTCTCACAAATAAAAGAAAATGATATTATTCAAGTTCGTATATTAGGTCAACGCTACGAATTAAATGATAAATTTATTAGTATAATTGCTGAATTAATTAGTATCAATAATTATAGCACATTAAAAAATGAATTATTGACAAAAGATAATGAAGACAGTTTAGAAAAAACTGGTGGAAAAATTAGTGAAAAAACTGGTGGAAAAAAATTTAAAATTCACGTGAAAAAATCAACACAAGAAGCAATTAATAGTTACAATAAAACTACTAATTAGTTTATATAAAATTTATATAAAGATATTTTTTTTATTAGTAATAATTACCAATATGGAATTAGATAATAACGAGCAAATAGAGGAAAGTGAGCAAATAGAGGAAACAGAGGAAAGTCAGCAAACAGAGGAAAGCGAGCAAATTAATAATGAAGACAAAAATATAACATGTAAAAATAATATTATTGACTCCAATAATAATATAGATTCTAATGATTTAATTAAATTGTGTAAAATAATTGAATCTTTAGAAAATAGTCATCATATAGAAATTGCTAAAATATTAAAAACGAATAATGTTTATTTAAATGAAAATAGTAATGGTATTTTTGTTAATTTAAATAAAATATCCGCAATAGTTTATAAAGAAATATGTAATTATATTGATTTTATTAAAAAACAAGAAAGCGATATAAATAAAGATGAAAAATTGAAAAGAAATTTGCAAACAATTTATTTTAAAGATAATAAAGATATTACCAGTACTAATATTAGTGTTTAAAATGTTATGTCTAAATAAAGAAGAATTATTAAAAAATGTTAATTTAAATGAAGTTAAGCAATATATGTTATATAATCTTAAAACAAATAATAGTACTACTTCAAAAAATTTAACATTTATTCAAAGCAATACTGCTAATGAAAGCAATATTGCTAATGAAAGCATTACTGCTAATGAAAGCAATACTGCTAGCAATACTGTTAGCAATAATAATTCTAACAAATTTAATAATTTGAGAAAACAAAATATAATAGTTAATTCAGGGGTTCCAAGAAGTCGAGTCCAAATAAATTATACGAAAAAATTAAGTAAATATAATGAACCATTTAAAATTAATAATCATAAAAATTTTGCAGATAAATTATTTTGGATGTTTTACAAAATTATCAATAATTTAAATGATGTAGATTTAGAACATATTAATTCATTTAAAATTATGAAAGAGTTTAAAATTAATAGTGTTGAAAAATTAAAGAATCAGAAAAATATTTTAAAAGATTTTAAAATACAAAAAGGATTAGTTGAAGATGATCTTACTAATAATGAAAAAATAAGTTTTAAAACTTTTTATGCTTTATGTGTATTATATTTAGTAAATGTTATATTGATTCGTGAGAATAATACATATTGTGTTTTATGCACAAATAATGATGAAAAAGTTATTAATTTACAAAATTATAAATTATTAAAATTATCAAATGTAAAAATGAGCTCTGAATTTAATAATTTTGATATAGAATTAGTTAATAATAGTTTTACAGAAGAAGAGTTACAAAAAATATTAAAATCATATTATGCTATTGAAAATATTGATAAACCATTAAAAGCATTTAGTAATTATAAATTAGATGATTTAGTTAATATAGCAGAAAAGTTAAGCATCAATATATACGATGAGCACACTAAGAAAAAGAAAAAGCAAGAATTATATGAAAATATAATACAAAAACTGATTTAAATACGTTTACCAAATTAAATTATTGTTATTAGCATGTTACTATTTTTTTATATTTAATCATTATATATTTAATCATTATATATTTAATCATTATATATTTAAACAAAATTGAAATTTATTATTATTTATTACAATGTAATAAATAATAAATAATAATATATATTAATTATGAGTAAAAGTCAATTAATTAAAGAAACTAGCAAAGATTCTCAAAAAGAAGAATTGAGTAATAAATTTTTAAAATATATTGAAACCTATTTGTCAAGTTATACGCGATTTTCAGAAAATGTATATCCCGAATTTGAGATTCGCTTTGGAACAAAAAAAATAAAAAATATTAATAAAGTAGATTTTTACAATGTTATAAAGAGTTTGTTAAACTATGATTTTAAATTAATTAATGAAAATTATCATTTGAAAATTATAAATACTAGTAATTTATCTAATATTAGAACACAAATAAATGGGATGCCAAATATTCAAAGTTATTGTAAATTAAATAATCTATCTGGGATTTTAGATGAAAATAATATTAAATTTGTAGAAAAAGAATATTTTAAAAATAATACAATGCAATTATTTCCATTAGATTTTGACGAATATAATTTTCGTGTATGCTATCAAACAGAGCAAAATTATTCAAGAAATCATAATGCTGTTGAAGAACTACATGCTAAGTGGAATTCTATAAAAAAAATATTTAGATATATTAAGCGATACGAATATAGACATCCGGATTTGCCATTTTTAATTCATTGCAGTATTGTTAAAACTTCTAAATCACAATATGGGAAATTTATTGAGCAATTTAATATTAAAGATTCAGAGGTTTTTAATTCGTTAGAAAATTTTGAAATTGAAATAGAATTAAACAATGAATTTATTATTGCCAATAAATCATTTTCGAGTGCTGAATTTTTATATAGTAATTTGCGCAAAGTTATTAAATATATTTTAATAGGGTTACAAGAAACAAATTATCCCATAACGCTAAGCGAAATTGATAACGCAATGCAACAATATTTAAAATTAACAAAAGGACAAGATTATAAAAATATGATGACACATAGCATAAAAGACTTTATTGGTCCATCATCTACTACATTACAAATGGTAAATATATTACCAGAAACAGAAATAAATGATACAAATAATTCTATTCCAAATATTAGGAATAATTATACTGTAACAGATAAAGCAGATGGAGCCAGAAAACTGTTATATATATCACCACAAGGAAAATTATACTTTATTCCTACAATTATGAATATACAATTTACAGGATGTTATATTGAGAAAAAAGAATTATTTAATACAATTATAGATGGCGAACATATTTTACATAATAAAAAAGGAGAATATATAAATGTATTTGCTTGCTTTGATATATATTATTTTAATGGAAAAAATGTAACAGGTTTGCCTTTTATCAATTTGACTATAGAAGAAAAAGGAGAAAAAGGAGAAAAAGAAGAAAAAGAAGAAAAAGGAGAAAAAGAAGAAAAAGGAGAAAAAGAAGAAAAAATGGAAAAAAGCAAAAAAGAAGAAAATTTCAATTATCGTCTTATAATTTTAAATAGTGTAATAAAAACTCTTGAATTAAAATCAATTACAAATAGTAAAGAAATACATATTAAATTTAATGTGAAAAAATTCTATGGCGCCCATATATTTAATGGATGTGCTAGAATTTTAAATAATATTAAAGATGGATTATATGAATATAATACAGATGGATTAATTTTTACACCAGCAAATACTGGTGTTTGTAGTTTAAAAACAGGAGTTGCTGCTCCAAATTATAAAATTACTTGGAATGAATCATTCAAGTGGAAACCTCCTGAATATAATACTATTGATTTCTTAATTAAATTTAAAAAAAATGAATTAGGAAGTAATTTTATGGGCACTTTAAATAACGAAGGCGAAGATTTAACTTCATATACTCAAGTTAAAAATTATTATACTTTAATATTAAATGTAGGTTTTGATGAAAAAAAACATGGTTATATTAATCCATATAATGATATTATTAATAATAATATTAAGCGCGATACTAAAGAATCTTATACTAATAGTTATAAACCTTGCCGTTTTTATCCAACAAATCCGAACGATGTTAATGCTGGATTATGTAATATTATGGGTAAATTAGATGAATCAAATAATCTTAAGATTTATACTTTGGAAGGTGAGGAAATTGAAGACAATACTATTGTAGAATTTGCTTACAATATTAATAATCCTGAATTTTGGAGATGGGAACCATTACGACTTCGTTCTGATAAAACATCAGAGTTGCGTTCAGGTTTGAAAAATTTTGGTAATGCCTACCATACAGCAAACTCAAATTGGCAATCTATTCATAATCCAATTAGTGAATCAATCTTAATGACTGGAAATGGTGTAACAGTTAATACTGATGATGATGTATATTATAATAAAATTTCTAAAACATCTGAAACACAGGCATTGCGTGATTTTCATAATTTATATGTTAAAAGCATGTTGATAAATAAAGTAGCTAAATCGGGATATTCGTTAATAGATTATGCTGTTGGTAAAGGAGGTGATTTACCTAAATGGATATCTGCAAATCTTAATTTTGTATTTGGTTTGGATTTAAGCAAAGATAATATTGAAAATAGATTAGATGGTGTATGTGCTCGTTATTTAAATTATGCTCAACGCTATTCAATTATTCCTAAAGCATTATTCTTACACGGTAACAGTATTCATAATATTAAGGATGGTTCGGCATTTTACGATGACAAATCAAAACAAATTATTAAAGCACTTTTTGGAGAAGGTGCTAAAAATGAAGTTTTATTAGGTAAAGGTGTATATAATAATTATGGTATTGTAAAAAATGGTTTTAATATTAGTTCTATTCAATTTGCGATGCATTATATGTTTGAAAGTGAAACAATATTAAATGAATTTATGAAAAATATAAAAGAGTGTACATCACTAGAAGGATATTTTATTGGAACTTGCTATGATGGACACAAAATATTTAATATGTTAAATTCGTTAAACAATGACGAATCAATTAGCATATTTAAAAATCAGAAAAAAATATGGGAATTGACAAAAAAATATGATGCAAAAGAATTTAATGATGATGAGTCCAGTTTAGGATATGCAATTAATGTATACCAAGAAACAATCAATAAAACTTTTAAAGAATATTTGGTTAATTTTAAATATTTACTAAGAATTATGGAAAATAATGGATTTGTATTATTAAATGAAACAGAATATAAACAATTGAATTTGCCCGGTTCAATGGGTAATTTTGAGCAATTATATAATTTTATGAATAATGAAGTAAAAAGCAATAATTATTTATTAAAAAAATTAGGTAATTCGGCACAATTAAGTAGTGAAGAAAAACAAATATCATTTTTAAACAATTATTTCATATTCAAGAAAATCAGAAATGTTGAATATGATCCAGAAGAGTTAGTATCTAAGAAGCAGGAATTAAAAGAAAAAGAATTACAAGAAGAGGTAATTGGCGAGTTTAAAAAAATAGATGAAGAATTTGAAATTCAAGAAAAAGAAAAACTAAGCGAAAAATCTAAAAAATTAGCTTCCAAATATTTGAAAGAAACACAAGAATTAGAAGAACAATTAGAAGAACAATTAGAACAACAACAACAAAGTAAAGCAGTTAAAAGCAAAGCAACCGAAAGCAAAGCAACCGAAAGCAAAGCAACCGAAAGCAAAGCAACTGATAAAATGAAGTTAACTATAGATGAAAAGATTAAACTTGCGGAAGAAAAAAAGAAAGCAAAAGAAGAGGAAAAATTAAAAACAGCACAAGAAAAGAAGGCAGCAAAAGAAGCTGAAAAAACTCTGAAAGCAGAACAAAAGAAATCTCAAAAAGCAGAAACAAAGAAATCTCAAAAAGCATAAACTATTTCAAAATTCAAACATTTATAAATTCAAACATTTATAAATTCAAACATTTATAAATTCAAACATTTATAAATTCAAACATTTATAAATTCAAACATTTGTAAATTCAAACATTTATATATTAGTAAATAAATATATAAATGTATTTTACTATACTTACTAAGTATAGTAACTATAAATAAAGATATATGACATATATAAATTTACCAAATTTAAATAATTTGAATTTAGATTTCAATATTATATATAAAAATAATAAATCACAAGCAAATATAGTATCTGATGCTAATGATATAATATTATGTTATTCATTATATAATTATTTACATTTATTGAAGCAAACGATTGATGAATACTATGAATATTGGGATATTATTAAAAAAATTACAAATCCATATGAATATATACATACAATTGTTCCTAATCATAAATGTTCTTTATGTAAGCATAAACCATTATCGCGTTCTTTCTTTAAAATGATAGAAATAATAGATACATTTAGTTTTTTAAATGAATCAAGTAATATACAATCTTTTCATTTAGCAGAAGGTCCTGGTGGATTTATAGAAGCTTTTAATTATAAAAGAAATAATAAGCAAGACACTTATTATGGCATGACATTAATTAGTGATAATATTAATATTCCATCGTGGAAAAAAGCAAGTCAATTATTAAGTAATAATAAAAATATTAAAATAGAATATGGTGCATCGAAGAATGGGGATTTGTTTTTAAAAGAAAATTTGATTTATTGTTATAAAAAATATTTTAGGTCAATGGATTATATTACTGCTGATGGAGGATTTGATTTTTCGCATGATTTTAATAACCAAGAAGATATTTCATTTAAATTAATATTATCACAAATTTTTTATGCGTTAATAATGCAAAAACAAGGAGGAAATTTTATATTAAAAATATTTGATGTATTTAAAATAAAAACAATAGAAGTTATATATTTATTATGTAATTTATATGAAAATGTGTTTATCTTTAAACCAAATACCAGTAGGTGTGCTAATTCAGAGAAATATATAATTTGTAGAAATTTTAAAAATAATAACAAAAAAATTATTACAAATATTATAGAAAATTTTGATTTATTAATTAATAAAGTGGATTCTATTTATAGTTTATTTAATATTCAATTAAATCAATTATTTATAACAAAATTACAAGAAATTAATTCTATATATGGGCAGCAACAATTAGAAAATATTAAAAATACTATTAATTTAATAAGGGAGTTTAAAATTTTAAATATTCAATATAATTTATTAAATAATAATTATAATTCATTTTTGAAATATTTAAATATTTTTAACAAAAATATTCAATACACTAATATTAATATTGATATAAGTGCTGATACAAGTGCCGATACAAGTGCTGATACAAATGCCGATACAAGTGCTGATACAAGTGCCGATACATGTGCCGATACAAGTGCCGATACAAGTGCCGATACATGTGCCGATACAAGTCCCGATACGAGTGCTGATACAAGTGTTGATATAAGTGCCGATACAAGTCCCGATACAAGTATAGAACTTTATAATGAATACCTTATTATAGAAAATAATAATACAATAAATTCATTAGTTATAATTAAAAATAATAGTCAAACTGAAGATATTGATTTATCGTCTACAACTATTAATAATGAAATAGTAAGCAAATATTTTAATAAATTAAATGTGTTAGTAAATATTAATATACAAAAATCAATAAATTGGTGTAAAAAACATCAATTTATTATAAATAAAGAATTTATTTTAAAATATTAATACGTTGTCTACGTATTTTTGTTTTTGAATTATCATTAATACATCCAACACATGCTGGAGAAACTTTTATTTTACTTGATGGGGCGTTAATATGTAATGTATCAATGTAAGTTTTTTTACAATGAGCACTATCATCACAACTATACTTCAAACTACTTGTTCGAGCACTGGAACTAACTGGTCCTTGGCATTGAAATTTTTTATTTGACGGGTTAAATGTTCTACAAACCGTTTCTCCATTACAAGTTAAAGTTGTTTCTCCATTTATAACAATATCAGTTTTATTTGTTGTTAGAGGTAAATTTTGGTTAAATGTTTTGTGTTTATTATATAAATATTCTCTGTTTGATGAAGCATATGTATTAGATAAATTTGTAGTTGCAGTTTTAATTACTAAAGCAGTTGGATTAAATGAAGTACATATCATTTTATTTAATGAATAATCATAGAATTTGTCTGTAGCTAGAGTTCTACAAGTAGCATCTTTATCCAAATAAGTATATATACTTAAATTACAATTTGTTGAATCAATAATTGGAGTATTAGCGTTTGTAACAATATTAGCTCCTGGTTTGTCTAAACTTCCAATAAGAGATAAATTGCTAAATGTTGTTGTATTATTTATATCTGTATTTACATATTGTTTTCTATAATGCCTAATAGGATTGGCATTAAATTTATATTTCTTAATAGCACACTCAGGGGACCAAGGAGGGTATGTATTAATATTATTAGGCGGTTCATTTATTATAATTTTAGGAACAATTGTTACATTATTATTACTCAAGCCTTTTGAAACAATATTTGGAGTTATTTGATTAAAATAAAGTCTCATACTAATTACTTATAATATATAGTTATAAAAATATTAAAATAAAATATTATAAAAATGTTATAAAATATTATAAAATGTTATAAAATATTATAAAATTTTATAAAATATTATAGCATTATTTTAATTGTTATTATATATTAGATTATGTCAAATAAAAATTTTATTTTAAATAGTAAATTAATTTCTAATTTAAAATCAAATAAATTTATACTTATTTTATTACTTACTTTATTAATTATAATATTTTTTTATAATTATAATTCTTTATTTAAAATTATTGAAGGTAATGAACCTTGTAAATTTACTGATAAAGAAAAATTAAAGAAAGATGTAGAAAGTAAAGCTAATAAATATAAAAGAGACAAACCAAATTTAAGTAATACTCAAGCAATATTAGGCAGAGTAGATAATATAGAGGTTGATATATAATATAATATTGTATAATACTTATTGTATAATACTTATTGTATAATACTATTTAATAATAATATAATAATCTAAAATTATTATATTATATTATTTTAATTATTGAATTATGAGTGATTCGCAAAAATGTGTTGTTGATGAACTTTTTGGTTTTCAACATCCGTATGCTTTTTGTGTAAAACCAAGCGATAAAATGGTGCCTTCATCAAGTTTTAAAAAGGGAAGTTTGTTACTAGATAATACAGCAAAAGTATTTGGCGGTATGTTTAATTATGTAGATTATTTAGTATCAAATCCACAAGAAGGAACAGCTGCTCAATGTTTATATAATGGAAAAGGAGTAATAGGCAATAATTACGTTTTAAAAACTGACATTGAATGCACGCCAGTAGATAATACAGGAAAACTTATTACGGTATCTGGTGGAGAAATTCCTTATTTGCATAAATATATTAAGAATGTAACTGATGGTTCAAGTTGGTTAACTGGAGGACAAAGTAATGAAGATGTTACAGGTGTAATACCATCGGCATTTTATAGTGCTACAAAAATAGGTTATAATATTGTTGATTTAGTATCGTCTTTTAATGGAACAACTAAACCATATTGTATGAAAGCAAGTGTTAAATGTCATTTAGTTGACTATGATATGGAGGGTAATAGAGGTTCTAGAAATTATGATGGAAATAGTCCACAAGTATATTTTGCTCTTAGCGATCTTAGAAGAATGAAGCAAGTTGATTTTGATAATGGTCAAATAACTATTCCAACTATAAGTGGGGAAATAATTGATACTTTTGATAATATTGAACCTACACATCCCACTATTAGTAGTAATATTATAAAACAAAATATGGATAAAATACAGAATTTTTCTGAGATTGATAAAATGTTAAATTCTATAAATATAGACAAAACACTAACTTCTGTAAATTTTGAAGATGAATTATTAGTTAAAATGTATTATGTAGGATTTTCAATACTTATGATTTTAATAATATTAAAATTAGTATTTAAGAAAAAATAATGATGCTGTTACATAAAAAAAATTGAATATTTAATTTGTAAACTAGATTATAATTATACAAAGATGAGTGAATTAAATACGCAATTGCCAATTACTAATAAAGGAACTGGTGCTGGCGGGGCAAATACAAATTATTATGGAAAAAAATTTGAAGAAAAAACTAATAATCAGCAAAGATTATTAGAATTAGGATACATCAAAAATAGTTTTACGCAAAAACCAAAAAAAGCATATGACTATTATTTATCAAAAACATTTGAGACTAAAACAATCGTGTTTGTATTACAAAATGGATTAAAAATGTATATGAAAAATAAATATAATATTGATATGTTTAGATGTCCCGATGAAGCATATATTATTGAATATGCGACTGGCAGAAAAGTAATAAAAATATTAGAAAAAAAAGAGCAAAATGTAGAGGGTTCAGTAGAAACTAAATTATGGTCTGGACCTTCACTTAAACGAGAATATGAATTAATTTTGGGTCCTGAGTTTGAGGTATTTTATGGATTTTGTGTAAGTGAGTTTTTGAAACAGAAACTTATTTCTAATGAAAAAAAATATACAACATTAAATTCAATATTTAATGAAAATAATATTGCGGTTTTATTTGGTGATGATGCAAATTATTTTGAAACATTTGATAGATGGTTTAATATAATGTAGCTTTGCTTAATATAATGTAGCTTTGCTTAATATAATGTAGCTTTGCTTAATATAATGTAGCTTTGCTTTAATAGTTCTTAATAATAACTTCTTTTGCCTTTGCATCTGGATTTTTAGAATTAATTGACCTTTTACATAAAATTGATAATGTATTATACTTTTCATTTTTAGCGCAATTACAAAAGTTTTCACGCACTAAATTCACATCGGCATTACTTAACATTATTTTTTTATTTGTATCAGTCAAATTATGAATTAATTTAAATAAATTATTATGGTTTTCTATGTTAAACCCATTTTCAGTATATCCTACAAATGAATTAGTTGTTTCTGGAGCATATGGAGGGTCAAGATATACAAAATCATTGGGTTCTACACGTGTTAGTGATGCAGTAAAATCACAGCATTCAAATACTACATTTTTAATTAAAGCAACTATTTCTTCTAAATGTTCTTTATTTATAATTTCTGGATTCTTATAGTGTCCATATGGAACATTAAATCCATTAGGTCCAACTCTAAATACGCCTCTAAAGCAAGTTTTATTTAAAAATATAAACATAGCAGAACCTAATATACTTTTTTTATCATTTAAACATAATTTATTATATTCACTTCTTATCCAATAATAGTAATTTTCTTTTGCGATTTTTGCTTCTGCTATATTTGTGGGTGTTCTATTTATTGTTCCATTAGTACATTGATTGAATTCTGTAATAATAGATTGTAATATAGTATATAATTCATTATGATATAATTGAATGTTTTTGTAGACATAAATTAATGGTTCATTCAAATCATACGCATATATATTACCATTTAGTTTTATAATACCGCTTTTTACATAAGATAATAAAGTTAATAAAACACTACCTCCTCCTAAAAATATTTCGCGATAATTATTAATTTCTGTTGGAAAATCTGTAATAAGTTTATCTATTATTTGAGTTTTTCCACCAACCCACTTTAAAATTGGTTTGGGTATATGAATTTTTGTACTAGAAACCTCTTTAACAAGTTTATTAGTATAAACTATTTCAATATTGTTTATTAATTCATTTGGTGAAGTTTTGTCTATTAACTCATTTCCGCACGTATATTTACCCATTTTTAGTTATATTTAGACAATATAACTAATATTTTTAAATCAATTTTTTAATATAATCTAAAATTACCTAAATATAGTTAATTTTTATTACAACTCGTTTAAATAGTTATGAACTAGATTGCTGCTATTTGTATTTGTGATTTCTCCGGCTAATACGCTATCTTCATATAATTTACGTAATACATCATTTGGTGCTTGCGAACCTAATTTTATTAAATTTTTTTCTCGTAAAAAGTTTTTAACATCTTGAATAGGTTGCTGCTTTAATTGCGCTACTTCTTGTCTTATTTTTTTTTGAGTTTCTCTATTTTTTATGAGTAATCCAATATGTTTATTGTCTTTTTTTTTTCCTAATTTATATTTATATGTTCTTGTGATTCTGCGTAATTTTGGAATATATGAGTCTTCTTTTGTATCTTCTTTAGCATCTTCTTTTGTATCTTCTTTTATATTTTCTTCATTAGTTAGAATACCTTCTTCTTTATTAGTTAGAACTTCTTTAGTTAGAAATTCATCTTTTATAACTTCATTAGCATTACTAGAATAATTATCAGTATAATCATATGAAGCAGTTATTATTTCATTGTTTACTTTTTTAAACGGTTTGTTATTTGAGAGATTAGCACTATGTGATGATTCATCTTGTGCATGTTCTACTATTTTCAATTCAATATTGGGTTTAATAGTTTCTGTAGGTGTATTACTATTTGTTTCATATTTATTATGAAATTCTGAATGATCATAATATGTATTATTTTCTAGTGCTAGTTGTAGTCTTTTTCCGTTATTTGCTGTATGAGTACTATGCGAAACGTGTTTTTGTGTTTTATTTAAATCTCTAAATGTAGGTTTTGAACCATTTTTTAAACAACCATAATTAGGTTCTCTATTTGAATTATATATTAAACTGTCTTTGGGGATTTCAATATTTATATCCGCATTAGACACTTTTAATGTTTTCTTTTTACTTTTATCTTTATTTTTTTTTGATAAATCATGTAAAAATGTGAGAGATTTATTAAATTCTCTCTCAAAATCATTATTTTCAAAATCTTTTGATTGAAATAAATTAGATGCTGATATATTTTCATTTTTTTCTTTGTTTTTTTCATCATTTATAACTTCTGTTTCTTTGTTTTTTTGATAATCTTTTACTTTTTTTAATAATTCTTTTTTTAACTTATTAGATTTTAAAGATTGCGTTTTATCTTGAATTGGTTTAATTTTATGTTCTTTTTTTTTTAAACTTCTTTTGCCTTTATTAAATTTGAATAATTCTGGATTTATTTGTAATATTTTTTGTGTAGTCATATTATTTGTAATAATTTATATTTAAAATATAAATTATTAACCAATTTTTCTATTTTTTTTTTAAAATTGCTATATTAAAATTAAATAATATAAAATTAAATAATATAAAATTAAATAATATAAAATTAAATAATATAAAAATTGATTTATAAAATATTAAAATTTAATAATCAATAAAAATTATGACTACACAAATCCCCAATAAGGAAATTCCCAATAAGGAAAGTCCAAGCAAGGAAATTCATGATTCAGAAATTCCATGGATTCTTATTGAATCATATTTTAAACATAAACATCTTAAACAATTGGTTAAGCATCAATTAGAATCATATAATTATTTTGTAAATAATCAAATTCAACAAACAATAGAAATGTTTAATCCATTAATTATTGCTTCAGAACATGATTTTGTTAAAGAGTTAAATTTATATAGATTAGAAATAGAAATTACATTTGAGAATTTTTCAATATATCGCCCACAAATTTATGAAAATAATGGTTCAACAAAAATTATGTTTCCACAAGAAGCCCGTTTGCGTAATTTTTCATATTCGTCAGCAATGACAATAGATTTAAATATTAAATATATTGTACGTAATGGAGAAAATTATAAGAATGTCCTAAATTATCAAAAAAAGATTAGAAATGTTCATATTGGAAAACTTCCAATTATGTTAAAATCCGATCTTTGCGTATTAAATCAATATAAACATTTAAATCATAATGAAACAGGCGAATGTTATATGGATCCGGGTGGATATTTTATTATTAATGGTTCAGAAAAAACTTGCATTAGTCAAGAACGAGCAGCTGAAAATCAAATTTATTGTTATAATATTGAAAAAAATAATAATAAATGGTCTTGGAAAGCAGAAATGAAGTGTATTCCAGATTGGAAATGTATTTCACCAAAGCAAATTAATATTTTAATTGCATCAAGAAATAACGGTTATGGTAATGCTCTTTATTTACAAATTCCACGTATTAAAATACCGATTCCTTTGTTTATTATGTTTAGGGCATTTAATATTATTAGTGATAAAGAAATTTGCGAATTAATTATGCTTAATATTACTAAAGAAAATATGAAAAAAATGCTAATTTCATTGAAAGCATCAATTATTGAAGCAAATAAAGTTGTAACACAAGATGCGGCAATTAAATATATTGTTGCTAATGTAATTTATACTCCAATGAATATGGATAAAGAAACAGGTTCTAAAAAAAAACACGATTTCGCTATTGAAGTATTAAATAATGATATTTTCCCACATTGCAAGACAGAAAAACAGAAAATCTATATGCTTGGCTACATGACAAATATTTTACTTCAAACTTCTTTTGGTTGGTTATTAGAAAGCGACAGGGATTCATATCTTAATAAACGTGTTGATTTAACAGGACCATTACTAAATAACTTGCTGCGTAATTATTTTAATAAACTAGTTAAAGATATGAAAAAACAAATTATTCGTGAAATTAATACAGGTTCATGGAAATCTAATGATGATTATGAAAATATAATTACAAAAACTAATATTTATAAAATTATTAAATCAACTACTATTGAGCAAGGTATTAAACGAGCATTGGCAACTGGTGATTTTGGTATTAAACAAATCAATAGTAATAAAGTAGGAGTTGCGCAAGTATTAAATAGACTAACATATTTATCAAGTCTAAGTCATTTAAGACGCGTGAATACACCAATTGATAAAAGCGGAAAATTAGTTCCACCACGTAGATTACATAACTCTACTTGGGGATTTTTATGTCCTGCCGAAACTCCAGAGGGACAATCTGTAGGTGTTGTTAAAAATTTAGCATACTTATCACATATAACTATTAACTCTAATAGTTCAGGACTTTATGATTATATTTTACCAATTATTGATAATATTGATACTTATAATGGTTCATATAAAGATTTAGATGAATATGTAAAAGTATTTATTAATGGTTCATGGGTAGGAGTAACAAATGAACCTGAGAAAATTTATAATTGTTTAAAAGATAAAAAATATAAAGGCATTATAAATATTTATACGTCTATTATATTTAATAGTAAATTAAAAGAAATTAGAGTTTGTAATGATGCTGGGCGTATTACACGTCCTTTATTAAAAATTAAAAATAATAAAATTATGTATAGTGATAGTATTATTCAACAAGTTAAATGTGGCGAACTAAATTGGGATGATTTAGTCGTTGCTATTAAATTAGAGGATTCTATTATTGAATATGTTGATTCATATGAACAAAATAACGCAATGATTGCTATGAGAGTAAAAGATTTGAATAATTCAACAAATAATAATATTTATCATTATAGTCATTGTGAAATTCATCCTAGTACTATTTTTGGAGTTTTAGCATCTTGTATCCCTTTTCCAGATTCTAACCAATCACCTCGTAATACATACCAGTCTGCAATGGGCAAACAAGCTATCGGTATGTATGTAACTAATTATGATAATCGTATGGACAAAACTGCTTATGTGCTAACCTATCCGATGCGTCCATTAGTAGAAACACGCATTATGAATATTATTAAATTAAATAATATTCCATCAGGACAGCAAGTAATAGTAGCAATTATGAGTCATACTGGATATAATCAAGAAGACTCGTTATTATTTAATAAAGGAGCAATTGATCGTGGGTTATTTTTAGCAACTATTTACCATACTGAAAAAGATGAGGATAAAAAACTTTTTGGAACTGAAGAAATGAGATGTAAACCCGATAAAACAAAGACTAAAAATATTAAATTTGCAAATTATGACAAATTAAATAATCAAGGTATTATTCCTGAAAATAGTTTAATAGAAGATAGAGATATAATTATTGGAAAAGTTATTCCAATTAAGGAAAATAAAAATGATTTTACAAAAACAGTAAAATATAGCGATGGTTCAATTTCATATAGAACACACGAAGAAAGTTATATTGATAAAAATTATATTGAATCAAATGGTGATGGTTATAATTTTTGTAAAGTTCGTATTAGAAATTACCGCAAACCAGTAATTGGTGATAAATTTTCAAGCAGGCATGGACAAAAAGGAACAATTGGTAATATTATTCCTGAAGAAGATATGCCTTTTACGGCAAATGGATTAAAACCTGATATTATTATTAATCCACACGCAATTCCAAGTCGAATGACTATTGCGCAATTAAAAGAGACACTCTTAGGCAAAGTTTTACTAGAATTAGGACTGTTTGGAGATGGAACAAGTTTTGGCGATTTTGAAATTTCTACTATTATTGATAAATTAAATGAGTTAGGTTATGAATCAAAAGGAAATGAATTAATGTATAATGCTTTAACAGGTGAACAATTAACTATGAATATATTTATTGGCCCTGCATTTTATCAGCGTCTTAAACATATGGTTAATGATAAACAACATAGTAGATCAATTGGACCAATGGTAAATTTAACAAGGCAACCAGCAGAGGGTAGATCGCGTGATGGTGGATTACGTTTTGGAGAAATGGAAAGAGATTGTATGATATCACACGGAGCATCGCGATTCACTAAAGGTAGAATTTATGATGCTTCTGATGCATTTAGTGTATTTGTATGTAATAAATGTGGAATGATTGCTTCATTTAACAATAAAGAACATATCCATTATTGTAATACGTGTAGCAATCGAAATGACTTTAAATATGTTGAATTACCTTATGCTTGCAAACTTCTGTTTCAAGAGTTAATAACAATGAATGTTGCTCCAAGAATTATGTGTGAATAAACTATTGTATTATTAAGACTATAAATAATGTTTTTTTTTGAGATTATTTAAGAAGATTTTCTAATAAAATATTTGTTTTTTAATAAAATTAATAATTAATTATAAATAAATAATTAATTATTTATTTAAAATAATTAATTATAAATAAATAATTAATTATTTATTTAAAATAATTATTTATTTAAAATAATTATTTATAATATATTATGGCTTTCATTCAAACCAAATTAGGTGGAAATCAAAAAGGCAAGCAACCTATGTTACATGGGCATATGGAAGGCGGAAATGACAGAGCAGTAAGTCGTAAACAGTTATCAAGAGCGTTTGGAAATATGATTAATACAGGTTTAGGAACATCTCCGGTGCTTTACTCTAAAAATATATTAGGACCTTTTAGAAGTGCTTACAATGCTGGTGATGTTGTTACCAATAGTATAGAACCTAACAATATTAAATATGGTAGATTACCAAATCAAGTAGGAGGCAATAATCTGACGCGCGTCCAAGTTAGAGGAGATGGAACTTCTAATCAAAATGGAAATGCAATGTATTCTGGAAACCCCAAATATGTATATGATGGTTCTGATTATATTAGATTTAGAAAATTACAAGCTATAAATAAAAATTATAATGATATTGGTTATGGAGGAGCATCAAATTCACAATCTCAACATGCTATTAATAGAGTTAGAAAATAAATTTTGAAATAATATTCAAATATTATTAAAATAATATTTTAAATATAAAATATTATATTTATAATATTATATTTATATTATAAATATGGAAGATTCTCCTAGTTTAGAAGTTGAAACATCGCCGGAACCAGTCGTTGAGTCTGTGCCAGAGTCAGTTGTTGAACCTGTGCCAGAACAAGTTGTTGAACCAGTTGTTGAACCTGTACCAGAACCTCTTCCAGAGCCAGTCGTTGAGTCTGTGCGAGAACCTGTTGTTGAACCAGTGCCAGAACCTCTTCAAGAACCAGTTGTTGAGCCTGTACCAGAACCTCTTCCAGAGCCAGTTGTTGAGCCAGTTGTTGAACCAGTGCTAGAATCTGTTGTTGAACCTGTATCAGTTGTTGAACCAATTGTTGAACCTGTGCCAGAACCAGTGCTAGAACCTCTACAAGAATCAGTGCAAGAACCTGTTGTTGAACCAGTGCCGGAACCAGTTATTGAACCAGTGCCAGAACCTGTACCAGAACCTGTACAAGAACCAGTGCCGGAACCAGTTATTGAACCAGTGCCAGAACCTGTGCCAGAACCTGTGCCAGAACCTCTACAAGAATCAGTGCCAGAACCTGTGCCAGAACCTGCACCAGAACCTATTGTTGAACCTGTGCCAGAACCTATTCCAGAACCTATTGTTGAACCTATTGTTGAACCTGTGCCAGAACCTGTTCCAGAACCTGTTCCAGAACCTGTGTCAGAACCTGTACAAGAACCTATTGTTGAACCTGTGTCAGAACCTGTACAAGAACCTATTGTTGAACCTGTGCCAGAATCTGTACAAGAATCAGTGCCAGAACCTCTTCCAGAGCCAGTTATTGAACCTGTGCCAGAACCTGTTCCAGAACCAGTTGTAGAATCTGTGCCAGAACCTCTTCCAGAGCCAGTTATTGAACCTGTGCCAGAACCTGTGCCAGAACCTCTTCCAGAACATGTTCCAGAACCTGCTCAAGAACCACTTGTAGAACAGGTGCCATTATATACCGTTATAAAATTTAATGATATTGTAACTACAAATATTGTAAATAAACCTAAAAACATTATATTATCTAATAGTTTTTCATTCTATAATAATATTATTAAATTTAGAGAAAAAATAAGAATGAAAATGTATAACTAAGTAACATAATTTATTTTATATAAAATATATATATAAAATGTCTACGTCTAAAAAAATGCCTTCAAATGGTAGTAATGTGTCAGATAGAACAAGTTCATTTATTTTAGGAAGACGAGCATATAATTTTTCTTCACATAATCCTGGTAATGTGAATAAAAATATTGATTATAGTTCAGTTATAGGAAAACAATCATCTATTATTTATGGAAAACCATTAAATAATACAAGTAATGATTTAAGAATTCAAAGATTACGATTATCTACAATAGGTATAGCATCAACCCGTGTAAAAGATAGTAATGATTATGTTCAATTAAATGGTAAAAATCAAGATACAAATTTAATAAATAATGTATTGTCACGAGTTAGAGGTGGTGGTTCTATTGTTTCAAAAAAAGGAAGGAATGATTGTGTATTTTGCGTATAATCATAATTTTTATAAATAATAAAAATTATATTATATATTATTATATAATATAATATGAATTTGTTTTTTCAAAAATTAGGATTTGGAACAAAACCTAAAGAATCATTACCTCCAGAAGCTAAAATAGAACAAGCAATCTTGACTCCTGATAATATTGATAAAACATTGATAAACTTAAATGAGATTGTTAAAGAATATGAAGCGATGAATACTAATATATCTGCTGCTATAGTGAACAATACTAAGTTAAAAACTATTAAAAATTCAGAAGATAGTTTAGTTAATGAGAGAGAAGTAAATTTACAAAAATTACAAGCGGAAATACTTAAGTGTATTGAACAAGCAAATCAAGATATTGCAAATGCAAATAAAAAAGGAGGCACAAGAAAAAGACGCAAAAATAAAAAACATAAAAAACATAAAAAGAAAACACTTAAATATTAAATATTAAATATTAAATATTAAATATTAAATATTAAATATTAAATATTAGTATTTAAAAATATATTTTCTTATCATAATAGGTAATAAAATATATAATGGCGCTAGTAAAAGAATATTTAGACATTACAAAAAAATATAAAGCGCTATATGGCGAGAGAACATTAGTATTGATGCAAGTAGGTAGTTTTTATGAATGTTATGCTATAAAAAAAGCAAAAAATGTTTATGAAGGTAGTAATATTTTAGATTTTACTCAAATTAACGATATGATTATTGCCGATAAAAATACAACTGTTGATGGTAATCAAATTGTAATGGCCGGATTTTGCTTAGCACAAAAAGATAAATATGTTAAAAAAATGATTAATAATGGATATACAGTATTAGTGTATGATCAAGATAATGATGTCAAAAATACTACTCGTAGTTTAGATTGTATATATTCTCCTGGTACGTTTTTTGATAATAATGATTATTATAGTTTAAATAATGAAGACTACAATGAAAATAATAATTTAAGTAATAATACAATATGTATATGGATTCATTATTCTAAACTTAACAAATTAACTAAGACAGAAACTATTACAATTGGATTAAATATTATAAATATTTTTACAGGTAAAATAGTAAGTTATGAATATTATCATCAATTCTTAAATACTCCGACAACATATGACCAATTAGAAAAATATATTTCAATATATAATCCTGCTGAAGCAATAATTATTACAAATATTACAAATAACATTTATAATAACAAAACTTGTGGCAAAAATAATGGAGAAACTATAAAAAATACATATATTGATGATGTAATTAGTTTTGCAAATATTCATGCATATAAAATTTATAAAATTTATTTGGATGAAACACAAGAAACAGAAAATAACAGTAAAACAGATAGTTTTGAAAAAGTAGCGCTTAATTGTGAAAAGCAATTATATCAACAAGAATTAATTGATAAAATATATGGACAAGGTTCATATAGAGAGAAACATGAGTTTCAAAATTATAGTATTGCTAATCAAAGTTTATGTTTTTTAATTGATTTTATTTATAAGCATAACCCTTCATTAATTAAAAATATTAGTTATCCTTGTTTTGATAATGTTAATAATAAATTAATATTAGCCAATCATTCTCTCAAACAATTAAATATGATTAGTGACCAGCGTCATAATGGTAAATTAGGTTGTGTATCAAATTTTTTGAATAACTGTATTACTAATGCTGGAAAACGAAAATTTCAATATGACTTATTACATCCGCTATGTGATATTGATGTTTTAAATGATTGTTATAATGTCACCGAACATTTAACAAAAACAGAATTTTATAAAACTATTAAAGAATATTTGTTAAATGTGAGAGATATTGAAAAAATAGAGCGCAAAGTTTTCTTAGGTAAAATAGATCCAAAAGATTTTGCTGTATTATATAGTAATCTCTCAAATGTTTCAAAATTATTTGAAAAAATAATTAATATTAAAGAAAATACTGAGTTAGCAGAGTATATAAATAAACATATAAATTGTAATATTTCTAACTTATGTTCTATTATTAATAAATATATTGAACAAACATTTGATTTAAGTAAACTTGATGCTATTGTAATTGATAAATTAAATAGTTATGATCTAGATGAATTAGTTTTTATTAATGAAAATTATAATAAAGAACAAAATATTTTATTTAAAAATAATATTGATTCTAAGCAACAATTGGAGGTAATTGCTAGTTATTTTTCTAATTTATTGAGCGACTATGAAAAACCTAAAACTCCAAAAAATAAACCAAAAACAAAGAAAAACAATAGTTATGACAATAATGAAGAGAAAAACGATGAAAGTAACCAAGAATCAAATAATGAATCAAATGGAACATCATATGTTAAAATTCATGAAACTTCAAAAAATGAAGCATCATTACTTATTACAAAACGTCGAGCAAGTATTTTAAATGAGTTATTGCAAAAAATTATAAAAAAATCAGGAGCAAAATGTAATATTAATTATATTTCAAAATATAATAAAACAAATGAAACAATTGAACTTGATTTATCAACTATTGAATTCAAAAATCACGGAACAAATAATTCAAGTAATATTATTTATTGCCCACATATTGTAAAAATAACGCAAACAATCCAAAATTCAAGAGAGGATTTAATAATTACTATAAATAAAAATTATAAAAATATTATTGCTGAGTTTAATAGTTTAATAGTAAATAGTAATAGTAGCAATTCAAACAATTCAAACAATTCAAACAATTCTAATTTATCAATATTGAGCAAAATCTCTCAATTTATTGCGCAAATAGATGTATGCTATGCTAGAACATATAATGCTGTTAAATATAATTATTGTAAACCTATAATAAATAATGAATTATGTGAAAATACTGCAAAATCATATGTAAATTTTACAAAAATTAGACATTGCTTAATAGAGCATTTGAATACAAGCGAATTATATGTAACAAATGATCTCTCAATTGGTTCTAATAGTAATGGAATATTATTATATGGAACAAATGCTGTTGGTAAAACAAGTTTTATTAAATCGTTAGGAATAGCAATTATAATGGCGCAAGCAGGAATGTATGTTCCGTGTGAAGAATTTACATATTATCCATATGAATATTTATTTACACGTATTTTGGGAAACGATAATATATTTAAAGGTCTCTCCACATTTGCTGTAGAAATGTCTGAATTACGAACTATCTTAAAAAATGCAACATCCAAAAGTATTATTTTAGGAGATGAATTATGTTCTGGAACAGAAACTACATCAGCATTAAGTATTTTTGTAGCAAGTTTGGAGAGATTACATACACTAGAAAGCACCTTCTTATTTGCTACACATTTTCACGAAGTATTAGATTATGAAGAAATAAAAAATCTTAATAAAATGAAAATATATCATATGAGTGTATTATTTGATTACAACCAAAATACATTGATTTATGATAGAAAATTAAGAGAAGGGTCAGGCGACTCAATGTATGGACTTGAAGTATGTAAATCATTGGCTTTACCAGATGATTTTATTGAGCGTGCCTATAGTATTCGAAATAAATATAATAAATCTAATATTAGTGTGTTAGAAGCAAAGAAAAGTCGCTATAATTCAAATAAATTACGAGGAATGTGTGAATTATGTAATATTTATGAAAGCACAGAAGTTCATCATTTACAATTTCAAAAAAATGCAAAAGATGGCATTATTAATGGAGAATTTAATAAAAATCATAAAGCCAATTTAATAAATATATGTGAAGCTTGCCACCAAAAAATTCATAGTTTAGACCAAGAATTTAGAATAACTAAAACCACTAATGGTTTTAAATTACTTCCATTGTAAGTTAATAATATTTGTATAGTATAATATGGAACGATCTCCAAAATCTCCAAAATCTGCAAAATATGTAAAATATCCAACTATAAAAGAAGCAACATATACTATTATTGCTCATGGAACTATGCTTACAAGTAGATTCCATCGTTCAAAAAAGTATCATGCTGTTAATATACCAGAAAATGTTGAGCTATATACATTTGGTAATTTAGGAAAGTGTATACCAGCTTATACAGGAGAAACTGACTTTGTATGTAATATTTATCCAGAAAAATATAAAACAACACTAAGAACGGGAATTGTGCCGGCATTTAAATTTAGTCATGAATATGGAAAAATAAACAAATTTCCTGAACTATTTTTAACACCTGATTATGAAACGCCAGTATTATTTTACACAGGTATAACACATTGTATTCCAGAAATATTTAGAACTAGTGACTCAAGAGAAAAAGAAATTATTTATAATATTGATGCTAAAAATACCAAAAATTGTGAATGTAGTTCAATAGTTCTTAATAAAAACACAACCTCATATGATTGTAATAAAAAATACAGCGATGATTATAAAAACCAATTAGCAGATTACAAATATGAACCCAATGTTCAAAATGCTAATACTAATAAATGTGGTCCAATTTTGTTAAGCGAAGCTTTAAAAATTATTCAAACACATTGTAAAAAAAATTATGAATCCAAATGTATGATAAAAATTTATATATTTGCATGTTTTGAAGAAACGGATTTAAATGTATTAGCTAAAAATAATAAGCAACAATATGAAGCAGCAAAGAGAAGTTTGAACTCGCAACCCAATTCACCAATTAGTTGTATTAGTATAAAAGATAGTCCAAAGTTGTGTGAAAGTCTTGAACCAAATAGTGTAGAATTGATTGCGTTTGATGAAACATCACATAAAAAAGAACAAGTTAAAATTCATGACCAGCACCAATCTTTATTAGAAGAGCTTAAAAAAAAAGATATTACACACAAAGAGCAAGAAAAAATTAACTTAATGGAATATTATTATGAAGTTATGAAACATAATACAATTGAAAAAGTTGATTTTGAAAACTTTGTAGAAAGTTTAAGTTTCTTTAACGCTAATCCCTTAATAAAATCGCATCTTTCTAAATATTTATTTATGGTTAACTCTACAAAATTTGAATTTATAACTTATAAAGATGCCTATATGAAATTTACAAAAGACTTAAGTAAACAATTTAGTGGAACACATGAAGAAGTATTTGAGCAATTAGAAAAAAAATATCGAGCACGTAACATACATAAGCTTGGTGAGTATTTACTTAATGCAATATACAAACTTGATGACGATGATAGTGACAATGACATTGATATTTTGCCTAAGTTCAATACAATTAATTTAGTGAGTCCATTTGTTACAAAAGCCAGCGATGCTGATTTAACTGATGCAGTTTATTATCAATTAAAAGGATTAATAAGATTTGAACAAGCAAAATTAGGGCAAGGCCGTGGCAAAAAAACATTGCGTAAAAAATACAAAAAACCAAAAAAACATGCTAAAAGATTTACATATAAATTTAAGAGCAAAAAACACAGAAAGAAGTAGTATAAAAATAATAAAATATAAAATATAAAATATTTTATTATTGTAACATGGAACAATCTCTAATAACTACGGAAAAGCAAGAAGCCACATATTACATTGGAGCACATGGAATTATACTTACAACTAATTATGCTGATGTTGATTCAGGAATACTAACAAAAAAGTATCATGCTATTGACATACCACAAAATATTGAACTATATACATATACAGATTTGGGAAAATGCTTAAGAAGTTCTGGTACAGAATTAGATGTCACATGTAAACACAATTCTAGTAAAAATAAATATAAAGTATTAAATGTAATTTCAGCAACTTATAAATTTATACATGAAGATGGAAAAAAAAACAAATTTCCTAATTTATTTTTTACACCAG